CCTTTGAGACCCATAATACCACAACATTTAATACCACAATAGAAAATGTGTTAAATGTAACTATAGAATTTGATACCACGTCATCAGACACATATGTATATACTGACTTTTTCACATTAACAAAGGTTTATTAATATGGATTTTTATATTAAGAAAAATAGCACGTTACCAAAGATTTCGGTAGAAGTCACAATAGATAGTGAGACGTCTTTTCGTGATACCTACAGGAGTTTTTCTGCGTCTACTATAACTTTTAATATGAAAGATGAAGAAACTGGGATTTATAAAATAATAGGACAGTCTGTTATTGTAAAAGAAAAAGAATCTACAGGCGATAGTCCTTTAAAAAGTTATTATTTAGAAACACAATTCACAAAAAAACAAACAAGTAAAATAGGAAGTTTTATAGGTGAATTTAAAATAACAGGAGATAGAGGTGACGAAATTCTACCAATAAAAAATGAAATAACCATCAACATTATTGATTCTTTTTCAGATTCAGATTTTTGTTGTAGACCAAACTTATAATCATGGCTTATACACAAGAAATAAAAGATAAAATAAAAGATTTAAACTCACAAATGTCTGATAGTTGTACTGCGGTGGGTTATGGATTTAAAGAAAAGGACGGTAAAATAACAAAAGAAAAATCTATTATTTTTACTTTTAAACAAAAGAAACCATTATCTGAATTATCACCTGACGAAATTATTCCTAATGAGATACAAGTCGGAGATGAAACACTAAAAACTGATGTACAAGAGGGAACCAACAAATACGTAGCATATGAGTCATGTCCCTCAAGTTTTTATTCTTGGAGTAGTAACTCCACACTAAATCCGACAGGTGCAACCACGCCACCGCAACAAGGTGAGATTAGACCAATAAAAGGTGGGTTACAAATAAGAAATCAATCTTTAGGGTTTTTAGGTACTATGGGTTTTGTTGCAGTTGATAAAGATACTAATTCTTTAGTGGGTGTAACAAACGCTCATGTTATGACTGAAAACTTTTTTAGGGCTGATGAATCAAGTAGAGGAGTATCAGATGTTTACGGTAATAATATGGGACAACCTTCAACGAGTACCGACCAAAGAGTTGGTGTAACTAAAAGATATGTCCCCGTTAAAGGTACGTCATCAGGTTCAAACTATGTTGATGGCGCAATTTTTACATTAGATGAATCAGAAATTAGTTTGTCTGAGTCTTACAAATATTACGGATTATCTTTATCATCACCACCTCCTTTCGCCACAACACAAGAAATAGATGAGTTAATAGATAATGATTGGGAATTTTATAGTGTTGGTAGGACAACGGGCGCTAAAGGAGAAGGTGTTACAAAGCTTAAATTTTTAAGTTATGACAATGTTAATGTTTATAATACATTAAGTGATAGTGTAGATAGATTAACCACATATAATGATTGTATTTCATATATTGCAAGTGCATCTACCATAACACCTGGTAATGGATGTTATTATCCTATTAACTCAGGTGACTCAGGTTCTGCTCTATTAGCAAATATTAACGGCACAGTTAAGATAATTGGTTTATGTTTTGCGGGTTCAGATTTAGGTGAGGTTGACGATTATTTTAGAATCGCAAGGGCTTGTAGAATAGATAAAGTTGTAGAAGAATTAAATATTGAAGCGTTTACAGGTCAAACAGTAAATTACAGTGATAAGACTAACCCTAAAGTACATTATGAAGTTGGTTTCTCCTCACTGTCTGCGGTTACAATAAATGGAGATAAATATTATCAAGTAGGTACTGTTAGTTAACCTTAAAATGGGTATTTATTAAAATAAAGAAAATAATGTCACAACTCGTTGAAATTAATTTATCAAGTACTAACCTAACAGGTGTAACAAATCAGTTTAGTGTTTTTGTTAAAGATTGTAGTGACATTACTTTTACCACTGTAGAAACAGGACTAACATATTCAAATTTTCCGTATTTAGTTGATTTAGAATCCGTCATTGGTGTAGTGTCTTGTTATGACTATAAAGTGGTCGAGTCATTAACTAATTTATCTTGTAGTGGACAAACTATAGTTCCTTCTCCAACACCATCTATCACACCGTCCACCACACCATCTGAATGTGATGGTATTGACTGTGAGGTGGCAGTCACACCAATACCGTCAATAACTCCGACACAAACACCTATATCTCCATTATCGTGTGACGTGAATGTAACTCCAGTACCAACTACTACACCGACACAAACAAAAATAACAAATTTAGATTGTGAAATTAATGTCACACCATATCCGTCAGTCACACCAACACAAACAATAATAACACCCTTAGGGTGTGATGTTAATGTACAATAAAAAAATCAAAATATAAAACATATTTATTAAATAAAAAAGATGGCATATATATCAGTAAACTTAGGACCGACAGACCCGCAACCGGGTAATTATTCACTATACATCCAATCATGTGAAAGTGGTAGCACACAACAATTAGTTACAACAGGTTTGACTAATCCTGATAGTTTTCCTTACTACCTTGAAACTACTGATTTTTCGGGTACTTCAGGTGCAACATGTATAACTTATGAATTAATAGATGAAATCACTAGTTGTTCGTGTAGTGGAAACGTAAATTTATTCACACCAACACCTACAATATCATTAACTCCAACTCCAACGCCATCTTTAACTCCTTTAAGTGGTTCTAGTTCTGATTACATAACTATAGGTGGGTACATTTTTAGTAGTGGGTCCACAACTGTGTTTGACGTTACTGCAAGTGCAAAATACCCAACTGTTAGTGAGTCAATCATAAGTTTCGATATTATTTTAAAAGATAGTGGAGATACCGAATATAGTGCAACTACATCAATAACAATATCAAGAGGACAACAAAGTACAAAACAAAGAATTGCTTTTAATACTTTAAATTACGATGAATTAAACAAATCTTATATTAAAATAGAAAATGCCGCTTCTACTCGTTCGGGTGACTTTATTAATACTCACGGTAATTTTATATACGGACCATCAAACGGAGGACCACAAGGTCCTCAATACATAACGCACAGATGGGTTTCTTGTTGTGATTCTAATGAATCTATTTACGCTAGAGTACCTTTAGAAGAAACACAATTCGGTGGTTGGGTATATAATGGTGAAGTTGTGTCCTACAATGGTTCTTGTTGGTACAGTATTGGTGCAGTTACGAACATAAGTGCTGTTTTAATTTTTACAGCACCTGACGCACAAGGGTGTCAATCAAGTGTTTGTCAAGATTTATGTGATGATAATAAAATATTTAATGCAGTAATAAAAGAGTGTTGTCCACCATATAACACGCACGTTGTTAATATGACTGCGAACCAATATCCACCATATAATACTGAAGTATCGTGTTATTTTAATGGAGAAATGTACAATGGACAACCTCAAATACCATTAGGTTGTTATAGATTAATAAATTGGCAAACTGTAGATGGGACACCTAATAACACNNNTAACACACATGAAATTAGTAGTTACCACTCTTCTTGTGACGAGTGTACATATTATAATATTGCACCTGATGACCCTTGTACACAAACACAGTACTTATGGAGAGCGGTTAACTGTTGCAACCCATCTGACTACCTGAATGTACAAGTAGACTCTCAAGTAGGTTCATTAATTAATTTATCTCAAAATTCTGGTTTTATTGCCAATAACGGTAATTGTTATAGATTTATTAATTCACAACAAATTTTAAGCCCATCACAACTAGTCACTATTAACAATTTTATCGCTTCGGACATTTGTAATAATACTGTTTGTCCTAATTGTGTGTCATTAACACCAACACCGACACCGTCACCAACACCTTCATCTAACACACCAACATGGACCGCAACCACCAAAGTATTAGAATTAAGTGGTTGTTGTGATAATCAGACATATAATGCCAATATAACATTAGATATCGCAACTTATGTGGGAGACTTTGTACATATAGTAGGTATCGATTCCACTATAAGTTCAGGTTGTTATAAAGTAGTTTCAATAAATAACCAAAGTAATATTTCTAATGGTTATGTAACTCAGAATTATGGTGATAGTAGTTGTAGTTCATGTTTAAGTTCTCATCCCTGTCTACAACAATATACAGGTTGCTCAGATAATTGTTCTGTTGTCTCGTACCCATACGAGGTTATAGAATATAGTCCTGGTGGTGGGTCAACATGGTATATCCCAACAATTGTTACTGAACCTTCACATTTATCTCCCTTGGCAAATGAAAGTGGGGTAGTTACAAATGAAGCATGGGTTGTGGCGATGACTTGGTACATAGGAGAACAATATAGTTGTGATTTGGTCCCTTGGTTATGTGACCAAGTGAATGATATTGATGGATTTTTATCCACAGCCGATTTGTTGTCTTTACTTAGTTTATATGGTTCATTAGAAAGTACAATTAACGAGTCAATTACCTGTCCATCAGTCTACACTCAAGGTCTATCACCCATTTTAAATGATATTTATTATGTTCCTCAGGAAGATAAATGTTATGAGTATGTTGGAAATGTAAATAACAATGGACAAGAAATAATTAGTTTCGGTATTGGGACATCGTACTCTTCTTGTACTGAGTGTATTGAGGTTATGTTACCCTCACCATCTTCTACTACCACACCTACTACCACACCTTCGTTAACACCCACAGTAACACCAAGTATAACTCCTTCAATAACATTAACACCCACACCCACACCTTCGACCTCACCAACAGAATTTATTTATAAAGTTTTATTAAGTGGATGTTGTAGTAACAGTACATATTTGGATACAATTCAGTTTACTTCTCAAATATCACAATTAACTGATACGTTCTTTTGGTCAGGAAATACTACTCAGAATTTAATACCTCAGTGTTATAGTATAACAAATTTTGTATCATCAACAAACACACCTTCATTTACGATAAATAATGACACACCGTACTCATCTTGTACTGAATGTGTGACAAGTAACCCATGTAATTTCCTATACAAAGCGGTACCATGTTGTAGTGTTGGCCTTGACCCAATCTTTGTTACAGTTAATGATAGTAATTTACCTGTACTAGGTTTACATGGAATTGTGTATGACCATAATTGTTATGTTTTTGTAGAAGGACAAGGGACAGGAACTGGAGTTATAACCGTTACATCAGATGATTATTTACCTTATCTATGTAATGATTTACAATTATTTAATCAATATTGTGGGTCTTGTGCCTCCGCAACACCTTCACAAACACCTTCAAACACTACAACACCTACAGTTACTCCCACATTAACACCTTCGGCAACCAATACGGTAACACCAACAACAACACCATCAAATACGATGACACCTACACCATCAACAACTTCATATCAAAGTCAATCAGTTACATATCAAAGTTGCTGTGATAATGTTGTTTATGAAACTGTCGCAAATGTTTATTTCACCGGTAGCATTACTTCATTATCTGAAGGAGACGCATTTATATACCAAGGTATTGCACTTAGTGTTGTTGACGACTCTCCTACCGGTTCAACAACAGTCAATATCTATTTGAATGATAGTCAAATATTTACAGGAGAAACAAACAACTGTACAGAGGCTATTTTAAATTCAACAGAGCCTTGTTTAAATATTTTCTATAGTGGATGTAGTACTGGAAACATATACTTGGGATTAGGTAATAATAGTGACATATATTACACAGTTGGAGATGTTTTATATGGTCCAAGTGTATTTTCACATTATGGAGATTACTGTGTAACGGTAATTGATAATTCAGAAACTTACACTAATTATCAAACGGTTTATATTAATGATACATTATCAACGGTATCCTCATGTTGTGATGTACCATCAACTACACCAACACCAACACCGTCTCAAACTCAGACACCAACACCAACACCGTCAACAACACCATTTAACTGTTTGGTTCTTATACAACAAGGGAGTGAAATATATACCTTTAACCCGCAAACGCAGTCAACACCTACTTTGGTGTTTGACACTGAATTGTCATATGCATTGGATGTGGCACACACAGATAATAAGATGTGGGTTTCATGGGGTAGTAATAAAATAACAGAATATGATATAACGTTATCACCATTTAGTGCCACGTTCAATAGAGAAATAACCACACCTTTCTTTATTGGTAGTGGATTGGCTGTCGGTGACAACAATAATTTACTTTATGGTACTAGATATATTAGCTCAACACAAACAAAAGTTGTTAGTTTAGATATAACGCCAAACCAATCAGTAACATATACCGATTTATTTAGTTTGGTTTCGGGTCATGGGGTAGCTGGTGATATAATTAAATTGTCGGATAATGGTGGTTATATCTTAAGTACCGGAGGTTCGTCAGGTCAATATATTTTACAATATAATATATATGGTGATTTAATTTTTGAAAAATCATTAGATGGTACAGATGCGTCTGATGTTTATGGGTTATATTCATATAATGGTGGTGTGTTCTTATTAACTTATAGTGGTGAGTTGTTTGAGATGGATACCGAATCTCCTTATACAGTTACCAGTGCATCAACGTACTCAGGTATGTATTTTGAAGGTGCGTCACAACTATTCGAATGTGCGACAGGCACATTTGAACCGAATGTGGACCCAGACCCGGATATTATACAATGTGATAATGATTGGTCTTCGGTACTTCTTAATAATCGTAACGTAGAGGTTCGTCCATTTGTGGTCGACTCATGCGCAGGTACAGTAAACGTAGGTGTAAGTACTAGACATCCCAACGGGGATAATAGTCCTTGGGACCCTTATGAAACTACCGTTAGATATGTTATTGAAGATTATGATGGTAATGTTTTAGCGGATAGTTTATACTTAGGGGAACCTCTAACCTATACTGAGTGGTTAAATACAATAAATAATTATTATACTGTCAATGTAATAGATAAGTCAACTGAACCGGATTCTAATTATTCACAAGTTGTTTCCGTTTCGGAAGACTCCTTCCCATATTATTATGATGAAAATGGTAATATAACAACATATCAATACACTTCCCCTTTACAATTTAACTTAAGCCCAAATATAGTATCCGCGGGAACATGTGCTACCCCATCATTTGTTCCGTGTAGTGACTCAAATGGAAATACAGGTACTTTTGCCCATTGTGGAAGTCCCACCAGTTTTATTCCTAGTCGTTTAAGAAAGTTAAGTTTTTATAGTGAAGAGGGTCAAACACAATATAAACTAATTTCTTATAGACAACCATGGAGTGATTTACCAAATAGGGGGGGATACGCGGTATGTTGTATAGATTGTGAATAAAAATGGAGTTTTTTATAAAAAAAAATAGTGAGTCTCCCATCCTGATTATGGAAATAGTTCAGGATGGGAGAACGCGCAATTATAAAAATTTTCAAGAAGATTTAGTAAACGCGACGATAAGATTTTCTATGAAAAGAGAATCTGATGGAATCCAAAAGATTTTCATGAATAATGCATATATAACTGAAAAACTATTAAATAATCCTGACTCACCAAACGAGTATTACATTTATTATAAATGGTCACCAAGAGATACCAATCAAGAAGGTAGGTTCATAGGTGAATTTTCAATTACTACAGAAGAAGGTGAATTAATCACTCCGATAGCAGAAACTTTATACATCAATATAGTTTGACATATCAAACTTTACCTCATATATTTTAACCAATGTCAAGAGTAATCACATCATAACGATGTGAGGATAATATCTCAGACGAAAAGTTAAAATATTATGGTATCACAAGAAGAAATTGAAAAGTTCCTCTTAGGGGAGGACGAAGAAAAATATATCGTAGCCTTAGAATACGATTACCGTTCCAACAAAATTTATAAGGTTATTCAACACCCAACAAATGGAAAGCAGATTAAATCTGAAAACTTTATTCCATTCGCTTGGGTAGGTGACCTAAAGGGTAAAAAGTTCTATAACGGTTCTAAACACGCACAAAAAGAGGCGATGTCTACTCACGGCATTATTATTGAAAAGTTGGATACTCGTGGTGACGAGCGTATGGAGCAAGGTCTTAAATATTTGGTTAAGACGACCAAGACATATTCCAATCTAGTTAACTTCTTTAAAGGTGGAGGTTTAGACCCGTGGAGTAGAGATAACTCAGATAGTATTGCAATTCTATCACCTGTAGAACAATACCTGTGTCAGAAACAAAAACGACTATTTAAGGGTTTTGAAGAATACGATGAAGTTCACCGATTTGTATTTGACATCGAGACCACAGGTCTTGACGCCACCAAAGATAAGATTTTCCTTATCGGTATGAAAGACAACCGTGGTTATGAAAAGGTTATTGCTGCTCAGAACGAAGAAGAGGAAAAAGAGATGATTAAAGAATTCTTTAATGCTATCAACTACTTAAAACCGACTCTTGTCGGTGGTTATAACTCAGCTTTCTTTGATTTTCCGTTTATCCTTACACGAGCGACCATTTTGGGTTTGGATATAGATAAGATTGCAAAAACGTTAAACCCTGAGAAAACCTTACGACAAAAGAAAGGTATGCTCAAACTCGCCAACGAGATGGAGGATTATACCCAAACAATGATGTGGGGTTATAATATCGTGGATATCGCACACGCAGTTCGTAGAGCACAAGCGATTAACTCCGACATTAAGAGTTGGGGTCTTAAGTATATCACTCAATTTATTGGGGCAGAAAAAGAAAATCGTGTTTACGTAAAGGGTGATAAGATTGGTAAAATCTATTTTGATAATAAGGATTACTACTTTAACCCTAAAACAGGTGGTTACAAAGAGGTGGGTTCACCTGGTACAGAAAACCTTATGGAAAGGTTCCCCGGTCACTACGAAGAAGTTAATGGTAAATACCTTATTGAACGATACCTATATGATGATATTTGGGAGACTATGGTAGTAGACGAGGAGTTCAACCAAGCGAACTTTCTTCTCGCAAAACTTGTACCAACTACATATGAAAGACTTTCTACTATGGGTACCGCCACTTTGTGGAAGATGATTATGATGTCATGGTCTTATAAACACGGGCTCGCAATACCTAAGAAAGGTGAGAAACGCTCATTTACAGGGGGTCTCTCACGACTTTTACAGGTCGGGTACTCCACGGATGTATTGAAGCTTGACTACTCGTCTCTATACCCCTCTATTCAACTCGTACACGATGTCTTCCCGAAGTGTGACGTGACAGGTGCGATGAAGAGTATGCTTAAGTATTTCCGTGATACTCGTATTAAATACAAGAAGTTAGCTGCGGATTATTATGCGACAGACCCTAAGTTGTCTTCACAATACAACCGTAAACAACTTCCTATTAAAATCTTTATTAATGCATTCTTCGGTTCGTTGTCTGCACCACAGGTATTTCCGTGGGGTGATATGGATATGGGTGAACAGATTACGTGTACAGGTAGACAATACCTTAGACAGATGATTATGTGGTTTATGAAACGTGGTTATGAGCCCCTCGTTATGGATACCGATGGTGTTAACTTCTCGGTTCCTGAAGGTCGTGATGAACATACATATATCGGTAAGGGTCTTAACGGTCTCGTAGAAGAAGGTAAGGAATATCGTGGTTCGGAAGCAGATGTTGCGGAATATAATGACCTCTTTATGAGGGATGAAATGGGGTTGGATACTGACGGTCAGTGGCCAGCAACTATTAATGTGGCTCGTAAAAACTACGCGCTACTTACAGATAAGGGGAAAGTTAAACTTACAGGTAACACCATTAAGTCTAAAAAACTTCAGACATATGTTGCGGAGTTTTTGGACTCAGGTCTACGTATGTTGTTGGATGGTAAGGGTCAGGAGTTTTTGGACTCTTACTACGAATATGTGGGTAAATTGTATAATAAAGAAATACCTATCGCAAAAATCGCCAATAAGGCTCGTGTAAAACAATCGTTAGAAGAATATAAGGTTCACATAACAAAGAGAACAAAGTCGGGTTCATTCATGTCCCGTCAAGCACATATGGAATTAGCCTTGGCAAATAATTTAAATGTTGGTTTGGGGGACACTATCTACTACGTTAATAACGGTACTCGTAAATCGCACGGTGACGTACAAAAGAAAAAAGATGAAGTTGTTATTAACTGTTATCACGTAGACGAAAAACAAATTGAAAATAACCCTGACGGTTTGGGTGAGTACAATGTACCCCGCTATATCACCGCTTTTAACAAACGTATAGAACCGTTGTTGGTTGTTTTCTCTCCTGAAATACGTGAGGAAATTTTGATTGAGGACCCTGCGGATAGACCTTTCTTTACTAAGACACAAACTAATTTGGTTAGGGGTTATCCAAGAAAGGACGGTGACCAAGATACTTTAGATGAGGTATTAACCTTGTCTGATACTGAACAAGTATTTTGGAACTCAGTTGGTATTGACCCATACTATATGTATGTGGATGATACTATGGAATTAGTTGATGAAGATTACGTAAAAAAGAATCAGACTATTATGAATTCTTTAGTCCATCAGACGACATAATATACCACCCGTTTTTTAAAAATCTTAACTCTGCTGACGCTCCTCTCTGAAGTTCTATTTCTTCAAACTCCTCGTCAATTGGATAATCTCCAACAACTAAAACATCCGTTAATGCTTTAATCGTGATGTGTTCGGTTGTTTCTGAATCTAACGTTATTGTGCAATTATTTACCTCTTTTACAATAATAGCCGCTTCACCTTTAGTGGTGTAAGAGGTATTACTTAATAAGGTAGACTCTGAAGTTTTGATTGTAATACCGTTGATGATTTTCGTAACCGGTGTTGATTTAAAAATTGCCATATTAAATAGTGTAGAATTGTCTTGGGAATGCTCTGTATTGTAATGATTTATTAAGGTTTTCAGCCTCAGTTGCTTGCCTTTCCATCATCTTTTCAGGTCTGAGTCTTTCTAGTCTTTGTGTTAACTCTTCCGTTAGTTTTGACTTTTCATCTTTAGCTTCTGTAAGTAATGAGTCATATTCTAACTGTATTTCAGAGTCAGGTGTTTTTAAATTTCCTTGATATTTTCCTCTTACTCTACCTAATGATTCTTTAACATATGCAGTAAACCACCTTCTTACCCATGTTTGTGCGGGACTATTTAATTCATCCCATAACATTTCGTCTATTGGTATGTCTGACGGTAATTTAACTATGTCAGGATTTTCAGCTAAACAAGACTCCCTATCATCGGTCTCATAATACCAGTACCAAACTCTATATTGGTTGTGTTGCATGTTACCAAAATCAAATTTACCTCCAGGTACGTTCATTAAATGAACTGCCTTTTTACCATCGGGTAGTGCGGTCACTCGATAAGTCAATTCACCCGAAATAATCCTTCTTTTAATATTAATATCCTGCAGGCGGCATCCAATTCTGCACGAGTAAACCATAAGAGTTCGTTTAATTCTCTACCCTTAGGTATTTCATAAATTTGTTGATTTGGTTTTAAGTCTATATAATCTTTTTTCAAAACAGAGTCACCCCCTGCTTGTAGTCCAACTATCTTAGAATACGCATAGGTATATTGAGTTTCCCAATCTAAACTTCTCGTAACGAACGCCCTCGTTAATGATTGTTCGTCTAAGTTTAAACCGTACAATGAAGTCCACTGAGACTCTATAAGCCAATCGTTTACGTATTGAGCGTAGTCCTGTATAGATAACTCTAAAAACGAGTCCATCATTTCATCTGTAACCTCAACACTTCTTATTGGAGCACCTAATAGGTGTTTAATACGAGTAAAAAGTTTACTTCTTTGTGGTTCGTTAATAACTGACATACGATGTTTTATTAATAAATATCAATAAAACAATAATTATTTACTATTACTAATTAGGTTAAGTATTTCTTCCATAACGTCACCCTTTCCTTCGTTATCTCCCATAACGGTCTCAAAAATATTTTTCTTTTTAGAAAGAATGTCATAAATAACACCCTCAATCGTATTCTCAAAAATTGGGTAATATACTGACACTGAAAATTTTTGACCGTATCGGTAAGCCCTGTCTTCTGCTTGTGAGTGGTCAGATGGGACAAAAGATAGGTCATTCATTATAACCGCTTCAGCCTCAGTTAATGTTATACCGACACCTGCCGCCTTAAGGTTTCCGACAAAAACTTTAATTTTATCATTATTTTGAAATTCGTCGACAGAATGTTGTCTTTGAGGTTTTGACATTTTACCGTCAAGCTTTACCGACACCTTCGGGAAAGCGTCGGTTAACTTATTAAGAGTGTCGGTAAAGTTTGTGAAGATAATAACTTTTTTACCCTGGTCTACGATGTTCTGTGCTAGTTCTATCGTATCTTTAATTTTTCCTTCAGCGATAACTTGACGAACTTTCATAAGTTTTGAAAACTGTATTGTTAGTGATGTAGACTCTTCAGATGAATTATACCAATCATAGTACTCACCCATAAGTTTTTCATAATCTCGTGACTTTAATTTTAGATAAACGGGGGTTATAATTTTTTCAGGCAAATCTAAAATATCCTCCTTCAACCTCCTCAAAACCTGAGGTTTTGTTCGGTCACGAAGTTCTTCAAGGTTTGACGCACCTGTGACATTCCATACTTTCTTAGGTCCAACACTAAACTGATAACCTGCACAGTATCTAATAGCATATGCCATCCAATTCTCTGCGACGGGTGAATCTACTAAATCTAAAAGATTGTAATAGTTCATGGGTCTTGAGGTCATTGGTGTTCCTGTTAACAACCATACATTCCCCACTTTTTTCGCAATGCTATTTGCAATTTTTGTTCTATTAGCTTTTACGTTTTGTATGTAGTGTGCTTCGTCCATAACCACTAAATCAAATCCATAATTTAATATATCTGATTTATCGGGGTGTTTTGGGTCGTGGAAGTTTTTTAAAATATCGTAGTTGATAATCGTATATTCTGCGGGTTCCCACTTTTTACCTTCAATAATAGAAATACTTTTATCCGTATAATTTTCTATTTCTCTTTGCCAATTTATCTTTAAAGATGCAGGACAGATAATTAATGTTTTTTCCGCCCCGCTTTCTAATGATGCAATAACTGTAGATGTAGTTTTACCCAAACCCATATCATCGGCAAGAATATATTTGTCATTACCAACAAGTTTTTCTATAGCCTCTTTCTGATGTGACAAAGGTGGTCGGTGAGAATACTTTTCATAGTCTATACTTACTTCTCTTTGTCTATTTTTTTGAAGGGCAACTTTAGGTAACCATATATCATTTAATTCTTGAGATTCAAATAGTTTACCCCATACATGGTACGACTTTTCTTTTTCAACCAGAAGTTTTTCAATATAAATCTTTTCAGGTTTTTTTGTCAAAAGTTTATCATCCATTAGTTTTTGACCAAAATAACTATCAAGTTCTACCCATCGTCTTGCAACTTTAGGTAAGGTATCTTTAAACTTTATGATATAATCGGCTTGTGCCCGAGTAAGTTTAAAATGATTAAACTTTTTCATTTTACCCTGAAGTCTAAGGATGTAATTATTATACCCCTCATATTCTTCGAGAATACGAAGAGCCCTCACTTCGGGCAAGTTATTTACACTTTTATTTTCCAATTGGTACTTAAATACTACTAAATATAATATATTTCTGAATATTTATCAATAATGACACAAAGAAAAGTACCGATTACGAGACTAAATAAATTCTTCGGAGGTGAGGATTTTAATTTGGATATTGCTATGGGTCGTGAATGGCTTGAAGGTGATATGAATTTTACTTTGGTTTTATATAAGGTCGATAGACAGAAGACAAAAACCGATGATGTATATGGTGAAACCGTCGAGGACGGAATAAAATTTCATCCTCCTGTGGAGTTCCGTGGATATGTTCAGATAGAACAACCCGAAAATCAAGACTATGGTCAGAGTCGCATGACACAAATGGAACCTGGTAATTTAAAGGTTGGTGTTTATCAAGACTCCTTAGACGAACTTGGTATTGACGTTGACTACGGTGATTATATAGGTTATTACGAAACTGAGTCTCGTGTTAGGTACTACACCGTTGTTAACGATGGACGTGTTGTTAGTGATAATAGACATACTTATGGTGGGTACAAACCATTTTACAGAAGTATTACTGCGTCACCTGTAAACGATAATGAATTTAGAGGATTATGAATAGAAAACTTATAAAGGAAATTAGTAAGATGAAATCCAAAATGGGTCTAATCAAAGAAGAGGTTAACGAAGAATTTTTGGGTCTTCGTGTTATGGTATACTATAATTTACATAAAAAAACTTTTTCTGTAACATATAATGGTCGTGTTATATTGTATGCCGATTATGTAAAGCTTAGAAATGTTGAGTTTAGAGTGAGGGAGGGTGGTAAAGAAAAAGTAAGACAGGAAATGCGAAAAAATGTTCATGCGTTTGTAATAGGTGATTTGATTGATTATTGTGAATATCCTTGTGGTGATATGCCTCCCGAAACTAACGACAAAGTTATTACATATAACCCATACAAGTATGATTCATTTGTAAATAAAGAAACAGAAGAACCTGTGTATAAGGCAAATGAGATTGATATGATTAACACAAAAAATAAAATTTTCCATATTAATGAAATTGTAGGGTAATGGCATTTCCTAAAAAAATAAAAAACGATTTAAAAATTATACCCTCAAAAACTTTGATGGATAGAAGGAAAGAACTTCTTGAGTTTATTCAGGAGGATGGAACCTATTTACCTAAAAGTGTTTTACACGCCGATTTGGATAGGGGTATGTTAGATTTTGTTCGTGACGATTTGGAGATGGTTGCTGATGGTAAAAAAGTTAACCCTATAGATATTATCACCACAACCCAAAACTGGTCGCAGTTCACTGAAACATGGAGATTCCAAGATTTGGATAAGAATATAAAACCTCCTTTTGTTGCCACAGTAAGACAACCCGATGTAAAATATGGAACTAATCCATCATTACAATATACGATACCTAACAGAAAACAATTTTATTATGCTAAGGTTCCAACGTGGGACGGTAATAATAAGGGAATGGATATATATAAAATTCCTCAACCTGTACCCGTGGATATTACATATAACGTAAAATTGTTTTGTACAAAGATGCGTCATCTAAACGAATTTAATAAAATTGTTTTACAAAAATTTTCATCAAGACAAGCATATACTTTTGTAAAGGGACATTATATCCCGATTATTTTAAACAATGTTTCTGATGAGTCAGTATTAGATATTGAGAAAAGAAAATACTATATTCAAAATTATGAATTCCTTATGATGGGATTTTTAATAGACGAAGAGGAGTTTGAGGTGTTTCCCGCAATTTCAAGAGAAATAAGTCTTTTTGAAACAGGTTCCACCGATAGAAAAAGAAAAGTGGCTAGTAGACATCCTAACCCTCAGAATTATGACTTTGATATCTTATTTAGAGAAGGTATAACGGGATTAAGTGAAACGTATAGATACACTTTTGATATAAGTGTACTTAATACCGAAAATATTAATTCATATTCTGTGTATGTTAATGATGACTATTTGGGTGATGATTTATCTTTAATACAAATTAACTCAAACGATAAAGTTAGGTTTGAGGTAATTAAATCTGACGACACAAAAGAGTCTATTATTAAAACGAAAAATAGAATTAATTTTAACGATTAATTATTCCCCATATAAGTCAGTTTCTTCTTTACAATTTTCTTCAATTAATTTTTCCACAAATTTATAGATTTTAAGTCCCTTCTTTTGGCAGTGCGACTTTAATAAGTTGTGGTGGTATTCAGATATCTTTAAATTCTTTATTTTCATGTTGTTACAGTACTTTTTTAAAAGGCAGAAAAAAGGTAGAAAAAATAGCGCCTTACAAATAAATATAGTGCCATTATAATTGTACTTTCGGTTTTTTTCTAATATTTATGATAAAATAAATTAAAAAAAGAAAACTATTTTAACATGGCAGACAAAGTATTCGTATCTCCCGGTGTATATACATCAGAAAGAGATTTAAGTTTTGTAGCACAAAGTGTCGGTGTAACAACACTGGGTATTGTTGGTGAAACCTTATCGGGTCCAGCATTTGAACCTATTTTCATCAGTAATTTTGATGAGTTTACTTCGTATTTTGGTGGTACAAGTCCAACGAGATTTTTAAACACTCAAATACCTAAGTATGAAGCGGCTTATATAGCAAAGGCATACTTACAACAATCAAATCAATTATTTGTAACAAGGGTCCTTGGTTTATCAGGATATGATGCGGGTCCATCATGGTCAATATCGGCAATTGGTAATGTTGATAAAACAACTGTAGGGGTTACAACTGCACCTGCAACCGCGTACTCAATTTCATTCTCAGGTACTTCAGGGACAAGTACTAATACTGAGATTACCGATTATACAAATTTACCATCATCAATTAAAGACGTATTTACTCACCCATACACAACTTTTGCGGGTGGAGTATCTACGTTAGAAGATAACTTTAAGTCTTTAGCTTACAGTAATATTGCACAACCATCTAATTCAGGTAAGACCGCATATGTGTTCGGTACAGTTAGTGGAAGTACATATGATAGTATTACAGGTGCTTCGGGTACTTGGACTGGTACCACTAACGTATTTGGTGTTGATGGTATCACTACAGATGTTGCTGATTTAACTGCGTCTGAAAATGATTCTTGGTATTACGCTATGTTCCCATATGTAGGTAGTGACGTTTATAACGGTACTAGTTTTGGTTTAGCAATTACTGGTCTAACAAATACTTCAGGTAACGATTATACAGGTGAAGGTGTTGTTTATGTAACTAACTTTTCCGGTACACCAATAACGGACTACCATGAGATGGTAATTTCTACATTACGTTCAAGAGGTATAGCAACTTACAGTACTGATGACGGACCTGATTACCAAGTGACAGGTTTAACAGATGTTGTATTAAATACCTCAGGTACTTATTCAGGTGTAACTAAAGACCCATTTAGTAAGTTCCAAATTTCAGGTGTTACTAAAGAGGCTGAAACATTCACATTTACAACATCATTAGATTTATCAGACGCAAACTTTATTTCTAAAGTATTAGGTATGTCTAACTTTGGTAAGAATAGAGAAGAGGTTCCTTTGTTTATTGAAGAGCTTTACTATAACTTATTAAATACAGGATATCGAGAAGGTAAAATTAGGGGTTTAAATACTGAACTACTTAGTTTAGAGGGGGCAGCAACAGATGATGATAATACAGGTATCGGTTGGTACTTAGATAGATATCAAACCCCATCTACTCCTTTCGTAGTTTCAGAACTACGTGGTAATGAAGTGTTTAACCTATTTAAGTTTATCACAATTTCTGATGGTAATAATGCAAACAGAGAAATTAAAATATCTTTAGCTAATATTTCATTTAACAATTTAACTTTTGATATTATTGTTAGAGATTTTTATGATACTGACTCAGCACCTGTAGTACTTGAGAAGTTTACAAATTGTACTATGGACCCTAACTTAAACAGTTATGTTGGTAAGAAGGTTGGTACAGCTAACGGTGATTTTGAACTTAAGTCAAGATACATTATGTTAGAATTAAACGAGGAAGCACCAATAGATGCATTACCTTGTGGATTTAGAGGATACCAAACGAGACAATATACAACATATAAATCACCTCATTTAATTTATAAAACAAAGTATGATGAGGCGGGTGAAGTTCTATATAACCCCCCATTTGGTACGGCTAACGGAGATAACTTAACAAGAAGTTCGGGAGATAACCCAAGAAAAGTCTACTTAGGTGTCTCAAATACGGTCGGTATTGATTCTGACTTCGCATCATATAAAGGTAAACAAAACCCAACCGATTTAGAGAACGCTACTGAGTCTTCACCATGGGCGGTACTAACGAAAGGTTTCCACATGGATTCAGGGGCTACTGTTGTTACAATTCCAGCGGCTTACACTACATCAGGTACTTCAGCGTTTGAGGTCGGTTCGGCAGAATTTAGAAGTGAGCCAGGTTCTACAAGTCCATACTACAGATTAAACTCACGTAAGTTTACATTAATTCCAACTGGTGGTTTTGACGGATGGGATATTTACAGAGAATACAGAACAAATGGTGATAGATTTATTTTAGGTAATAGTGGTTACTTAAAAGGGGCGGCACCTTCTATACGATTCCCTAACGGTACGGGTTGGGGTGCGTTCAGAACTATCTCAGGTCCAGACAAACAAGACTGGGGTAATAGTGACTATTACGCATACCTATGGGGACAGTGGACATTTGTAAACCCTGAGGCGGTAAACATCAACGTGTTTACTACACCTGGTATTGACTATGTTAATAACTCTAATCTTGTTGAAAATGCGATTGAAATGATTGAGACAGATAGAGCGGACTCTATTTACATTTGTACTACACCTGATTATCAGATGTTTACCAACACAACATCTGACTTCACAACAGATTTCATTTACCCACAAGAGGCAACTGAAAACTTAGAAGATACAGGTATAGATTCAAACTACACCGCAACTTACTACCCATGGATTTTAACAAGAGATACTGTTAATAACACACAAGTTTACTTACCACCAACTGCGGAGGTTACAAGAAACTTAGCGTTAACTGATAATATCGCTTTCCCATGGTTCGCATCGGCGGGTTACACGAGAGGTCTTGTTAACGGTATTAAGGCACGTAAGAAGTTAACTCAAGACGATAGAGACATTCTTTATAAAGGTAGAATTAACCCAATCGCGACCTTCTCAGATGTCGGTACCGTAATTTGGGGTAACAAAACCACACAAATTAAGGAATCTGCACTTGACAGAATTAATGTTAGAAGATTGTTATTACAAGCTCGTAAGTTAATTTCGGCAGTTGCGGTTAGGTTGTTGTTTGAACAAAATGATGACCAAGTAAGACAAGAGTTCTTGGATTCAGTAAACCCAATCTTAGATGGTATCAGAAGAGATAGAGGTTTAATTGACTTTAGAGTTGTTGTTCAAAACACTCCTGAGGATTTAGACGCTAACCAATTAGTAGGTAAGATATATCTAAAACCAACAAGAGCACTTGAATTTATTGATATTGAATTCTTGATTACTCCAACAGGAGCATCTTTTGAGGATATCTGATAATTATATAATGGGGGATACTTCGGTGTCCCCCATTTATCAATTTATATTTAAACGTTTAAAAAAAAATAATAATATGGAATTCAAAAAGAAAAACCTAAGAGAGTCTTTAGAAATGAAGAGTAACGGTGTTAAGACTTATTCTGAAAAACCACAGAATATAATTATGACTGAGTCTCAATTAGAAAGATTAATAGAGAAGTTAAATAAGTAATTTTTATGAGTCTAAAAACAATAATAAAAAAAAATCTAAACGATTTATTCTTTATTAAGGAGGGTATTGAGGAAGGTCAACCTGATTTAAAGTATTATGCTTTTGACTGGGATGACAACATTGTTATTATGCCAACTCAAATAATGTTAAGTACTGAAGAAGGTTACGAGGTAGGTATGTCTACCGAGGACTTTGCTGAATACCGACAAAGAATAGGACAGGAACCTTTTGATTATAAAGGTGAAATTATTGTTGGTTATGCCGAAGACCCTTATAGAAATTTTGGTGTTAGTGGTGATAAAAAGTTCATTGTTGATTCACTTTTAGCAGAACCTGGTCCTTCATGGAGTGATTTTGTGGAATGTATAAACGGTGGTTCTATTTTTGCCATCATCACAGCAAGGGGTCATACACCGTCAGTTTTAAGAGAGTCAATATACAATATGATTGTGACTAACCATAATGGTATTAACGCTCAGACTCTAATAAATAATCTAAAAGAGTATCGTGATTTATCGGGAGAGGTTATGAAAGATGACCAACTATTAATTAAAGAGTATTTGGACATGTGTAAATACCATCCTGTAACTTACGGTGAGGGGTCCGCTTCTAACCCTGAAGAAGGTAAAATAAAAGCATTAAGAGAATTTATTAACTATGTTAAGTATCAAAGTCAAAAACTAGGTAAAAAAGTATCATTTACTAATGATGTAACTAACAATTTTGTACCTCAGATTGGTTTTTCTGATGACGACCCAGGTAATATTGAATCAATAAAATCATTTTTAGATAAAGAATATGAAGATGAAAGTCCAGTTAAAACTTATTTAACAAAAGGAGGAGAAAAGAAAGAAGTATAATATTCTTTAATTTTTAACTTCTAGTTAGAGATTTTACTACGAAAAAAGTAAAAGTAAAGAGAAAAAAGTTTTTAGCTGATATTTATAATTAAATAAACAAGAAATTTAAAACCAAAATACTATGGCTGATTTATTAATGAAAATGCCCGTACCGTATGAACCAAAAAGGAAAAATAGATTTATCCTTAGTTTTCCTTCTTCATTAGGTATAAATTCGTGGTACGTTGAGTCTACTTCAAGACCAAACGTACAGATAAACGCAACAGAGATTCCGTTCTTAAACACCTCAACATATGTTGCAGGTAGATTTACGTGGAATACGATTAACGTAACGTTTAGAGACCCAATCGGACCTTCAGCTTCACAAGCACTTATGGAGTGGGTTAGATTAACTGCAGAATCAGTAACAGGTCGTATGGGTTACGCGGCAGGATATAAAAAAGACCTTGACCTTGAAATGTTAGACCCAACAGGAGTTGCGGTTGAAAAGTGGATTTTACAGGGTACTTTCTTAACTGATGTTAACTTTGATAGTTTAGGATATAGTGATGATGCGTTGGCAACAATTACAGCAACATTACGTCCTGATAGATGTATTTTGGTTTACTAATACTATTGATAAAAAATCATTAAGTTATATATTTAACCATAGGGTTTATTCCCTATGGTTTTTTTTTATGTAAAATTATGGAAGATTCAAAACAATACGGACAACAAGAATTTAATTTACCACATGATGTGGTAACTCTTCCTTCGCAAGGTAAATTCTATAAAAACAAGAAAAAAAGTGTTAAAGTCGGTTATTTAACCGCACAAGATGAAAACATTTTGATTTCCGCAAGTAGAACTGACAATGTGGTTAATAAATTAGTTAAGAACAAAATTTATGAACCGGATTTAAGAGTTGAAGATTTGTTGGAGGGTGATTTGGAGGCAATTCTAATCTTCTTAAGAAACACTTCTTTCGGCCCTGACTATAATTTTGTTTTAAGAGACCCCGGTACAAACAACGAGTTTAACCATACCGTTAGATTAGATGAGTTAGATTTTAACGAAGTAGAAAACGAACCAAATAGTGAAGGATTGTTTGAGATTAAATTACCAAAAAGTGGTAATTCGGTACTTTGTAGATTACTTACTATGGGTGAAAACGAAGAGATTAATAAGTTAATGTCTAAATACCCTCCAGGTGTTGTACCTCCAACAATTACTACTAAACTTGAAAGACAAATTGTTAGTATTGATGGAAATCAAGATAGAGAACATATTGCGAAATATGTATTAAACATGCCCATAATGGATTCTAAGTTTATTAGAAAATACTTAAACGAATCCGAGCCAAGATTAAATCTTAACAGAACAGTAACCGCCCCGTCAGGAGAACAAGTGACAATAAGAGTCACATTTGGGGTGGAGTTTTTTCGGCCTTTCTTCTGAATATAGGGTAGGTCTGCTCGATGAAATCTACTATTTAGTAAAACACGCAAACTTCTCTTATAGAGATATAATGGTTATGCCGACATATGAAAGGAGGTTTTTTGTTAATAAGTTAGTTGAGGAGTTTGAAAAAAGGGCTGAACAGATAGATAAGATGAAATCTAAAAGATAAACTATTTATATAAAAAGTTTATTAAATGTTTCAAACAACACCAGGAAGTGCAGCTGCGGACGCAGGTAAAAATTTAGCGGGTTTCATTGCCGGTACTGAAAAAGCAACAGACGCGGTAGAAGGTTTAAATAGGGCGGTTAGTTTAGCGGATGCTAACGTAGGTAAAATATTAGTTAACCTTGGTAAGGCGTTAGCGAGTCCTGGTACTGTTTTACAAGAAACCGCAAAACTACAAGATTTAAGTTATAAGTTAGCAAGAGAAAGTATGGGTAATGCCCACGCCGTTGGAGATGCGTTAAACGCTACTATGGCTGAAGCCACTTATATGACCGCTGAATTTGGTATTACATTAGATGATAATTTAAATCTAATGAAACAAATTAATGAAGTGATGCAAGTAAATACTTTACTGACTTCAGAACAAATAACAGGTATGCAGGTATTAGCTAAAAACGCCGGTGTTACCTCCGCTGAGATAGCTACAATTACTGAAGGGTTTGCAACTATGGGACAAGGAACTGATTACGCCATTGAAAAGATTGGTGAAATGCAAGATATGGCTAGGTCATATGGTATTAATGTCAGTCAGTTCATGAAAGGTATTGGTCAAAATATTAAAATGTTATCTTCATACAACTTTAAGGATGGTGTTGAAGGTTTTTCTAGAATGGTTGCAAAGGCACAGGCGTTGAGGATTGATGTCGGTAAAACCTTTAGTATGGCTGAAGGATTATTAGAACCTGAAAAGGCGATAGAAACAGCCGCAGGATTTCAGATGTTAGGAGGGGCTGTTGGAGACTTAGGTGACCCATTTAAGTTGTTACATATGGCTCAAACTGATATGGAAGGTCTACAAGATTCTATTGTTGGTATGGCTGAAGGTGCTGCAGTATTTAACGAAAAAACGGGTGAATTTGATATACCTGTTACTGAAATGTATAGGTTAAGAGAAGCTGCTAAGTTAACAGGTATGGACTATCAGACGTTAGCTGAAACCGCTATTAAATCTGCTGAGAGAACCAAGAAGTTAGATATGATTGGTGGTATGGGTTATGATGAAGAAACTGCTGACTTAATTGCTAATATGGGTGAAATTAAGGGTGGTAGAGTTCAGATTGCTATGAAGACTGAGGATGAAAACAATCAAGAAATCATTGAGATGGTTGACGCCGCCAACTTAACAAGTACACAATTAGAACAGTTAGCGAAACAACAAAATAAGGAGAACATGTCGCAAGAGGACATTGCGAGAAGTCAATTATCCGCATTAGAAACACTAAAAAGTGCGGTTGATGGCTCAAAGGCGATGACTGTTGTTATGGGAACCAAAACCCAAGGTATTACAGACGCCTTAGATAGTGCTAAGGCTTACGGTCAAACATTAAATGATGAATTAGATAAAGTTTTTAGTCCTGAGAATGTCGCTGATTACGGAAGTAGTTTAACCGCGGCAGTAAAGGCTGGTTTTGAGAACGAGGATTTAAATAAAGCCTTTACACAAAGTACTGGTCGTATGGTTGGGGAATTACTTGCTGGTTTTGAGAACGCACCCACACTAATGAAACAAAAATTAGAAGAAGAAAACGTTTTCAAGGACATGAATTTTAACGAAGCTATCGGTGAACTAATGGGTCAAATTGGTGCGGGAATAAATGGTTTAACCGAAAATATGGCACAAGGAATTATAGATACAATTGCTACTTCATTAGGTTTAAGTGATGCACAAAAAACTGTACTTGAGAACGAATTTAAGACAGTTGAAACTACTATGGATAGTTTTATGACTGTTATGAATAATGTGGCTACTTTTTTAGTTGGTCTTGGAGTTGATTCACTTGATGATTGGATTGCAGGTAGTCCAGGAACAAATCCAGGTACGGCACCACCAGCAGATGACTTTATATGGAGACCCGGCGAACCTGTACAACACTTTAATGAAGATGACCTATTAATTGGAGGGACTGACTTAATGGGTGAACAACAAAATAGAGGTTATACTGACCCTAATATGGGAGGGCTATCTAATTTAAGTAACACACTTACAAGTTTTGTATCAAGTAATTTAGGTCAGAATGAGACAGAAAGTATTGACGTAGATTATAACCAAACGATTGGTCGAGTGTTAGACATTGCACAACAAAAATTAGAAACACCTGTAATACCTGAAACCACAAATTCATTTGAAAAAATAAATGAAATAGGTAAAATGGTAGAAACCGTAATGACAAACAACACGAATAACGGTGTTAATGGAGACTTAAATTTAAACGTGGGAGGTAAAATAGATTTATCGGTAGACGGAAGAAACTTACCTCAAAACATTTCATCAGAGCAATTATCAAATGAAATAGTAAATAACCCCGGTTTCACTAGTAAGTTAATGGCTATATTTACAGATAAGAATAACACTTATTCTGTTTGAAAATGAACTAATAATCTATTTATATAAAAATAGATTTAAATGCCGAGTGAATTAACATTTAGTGCTACAGAGGGTTTTAGAAAAAACTTAATAAAAAGAAATTTACCTGCGTACAATACGGGTTATAGAGGTAATGAAGTGTCAGGTCAGAAAGAATTAGTTCTTAAAGACAGACCTCCATTTAATAATCCTGATATTGAAGATTTATCTATCACAGAAAATTCACAACAATCGGCCTACATTCAAAATGCTTATGGACCTGACGGAGGATATTATGATATTGACTTAGATGACGTACACAGAAAAATAAGAAATCAAGAAGAGTATTATACCTTTATTGCATCCACATATACTGCATTTAATCTACTAACGAGAAGAAACCCAAACGGAGATAACGGGAGTTTAAGAGAAGACTCTGATTTATCACGGTTAGCCGCTAAGTCTTTGAAAACACAATTTCAATACAGAGTTGGTGAAGAAATTAGACAACAAACATTAGGTAGAATAAATGTTTTAGATGCGTTATCTGACCCATTTGATGCGTTAGCCATAGCGACAGGTAATGAACAGTTAATAGAAAGTGATTGGAAAATATCTGTACCTGATAATGTGGTGGGTAAAGGATTAGACTTTTTAAGTAGAATATCAGGTGTATACTCACCATACTCGTGGATACCTGGTAATTACTTTAACGAAGTTATACCACAATCCAGTGTTAACCAATCAGTTGACAGTGGTGAATTTGGCGAAAGAGCGACTGTATTACCACAAGCAAATACAAAATCATCAGAACAGTTTTTATCAAATACGGGTAGAGGACAAACTAAGAGATTATTTAAGAGTTTAGAGTTAAATGTATACGCTCCTGACTATACTGATAATAGTAGGTCATTTGGATTAAAGCCACCGCCGGGAAATTACTACATAGGGAGTAAAGAAAGAAACCCCAGAGACACAGTATCCCCACCGACCGAGTTACCTATAGACCAATATGGTAATAGAGTTAGGGTACCTGTAAGAGGATATTCTGAGTTAGCGAGAGACTACGAGAACAGAATCTCAAGTAATAATTTTAAATTCGCACTCAACGGAACTAAATTCCTAAGAAATGACACCTCAACTAACAGTAGTTATGACGCACCTAGAATACAAGGTGGTTTTACTTGGACGAGTGAAGAAAGTGAAAAAGCTGCCGGTAGACACGTAACACAAGGAGGTGGATTAGGTTCTGTGGATACTAATTTTGAGTCAAGTGTACAAAGTACTTGGCAAGGAACCACATCTACCACTTATGGTTTTACTCCTGGTTCAATACTTGATGACACACAAAGACTTGTTGAATCGGCAGATAAGTTATCAGGACCCGCAAGACTACAACACGTTGGTAATGCAATCAATCAAGTATCAAAAGTATTTAATGATGGTACTCGTGAGATGACTAAGGGGTCTATGGTATATCAGTATACTGACACCGAAACAGGTATACCTGTGGGTGTAGAATACTGTAGAGTTTTCACTAAAGACGTACCTTATTTTTCTAATAGTGAACTACAAAAAAGAGAAGGTATGGTTAATGAAAACAGAAGGTTTACAAACTCTGTTCTAAATAACACATACAATTTAAATATTGCACCTTGGAGAGACCAAGATTCGTCTAACATACAGGAAGGTAAGGTAAAAAAATATATGTTTTCTATAGAAAACTTAGCATGGAGAACGTCAAGTAAAAAAGGTTTTACATATCAAGACTTACCTGCTTGTGAAAGAGGTCCTAATGGTGGTAGAATTATGTGGTTCCCACCGTATGATATGAAAGTGTCTGAGCAGAATAGTACTAACTGGACTAGTAATGAATTTTTAGGTAGACCTGAACCCATATATACATATAACAATACAACAAGACAGGGTAGTTTGTCTTGGAAGTTAGTCGTTGACCACCCATCTGTGTTAAATGACGTCGTTAAAAAACGTCTAAACGGGGAAAACGCTCAACTCATCAACGATGTGATTGACTCGTTTTTTGCTGGATGTAAAACATATGATGTTAACGATTTAGCAGAAACATGGACACAATTTACTACTGAAGAAATTACTGAAATTATAACAAAAGTTACTGATGTAACAGAATATGAGTATTGGGAAAAACAAATACAATCACCAGGGGACCCGATTATTACTGAACCTGTGATTGAAGAGTATACGAAAGAAATTCTTGAAGAAGATTATAATTTTGAATTTTATTTTGATAATGATATTCCACCAAAAACTAGTAGTTCTGACCAAGACACCACACAGCAACCATACTCAACATCAATAAGTAATTATATAGGGCGTAGAGATGATTATTTTGCTACCGCAAATGAAAATCAAAAAGTCCCTGTAGATAATTTTTATGAGACATATATAACAACAGGTGATAGTGGATTTAATCTTATTGAGTATAAAACAAAGATTTTAGCACAAAAAATAAGAAAGGCAATAGATAAAGGAGCTAGAGTTAACATAACCTTAAAAGGTTCCGCGTCCGCACCTAACAGTGTCACATATAACGAACATCTTTCAAAAAGAAGGATTGACTCAATAAGAAAATATTTATTAGGGTTTTCAGAACTTTCTAAATTCAGTGAAAAACTAAAGATAGATGAATCGGCAGAGGGTAAACAATCAACCGCCACACCGGGAGGTACTGAAGGTCCGTTTGAATGTGATGAAGCATTTGATAATGAAAATGATAGTACGTATTCAGTAAGGGCGATGGCTTGTAGAGCGGTCGTATTTGGTTCTATAGAAGAGGTACCACCCGAACCGGGACCGGCACCTACACCGATAGTCGAAGAGGTACCGCCAATTATTACTACAGTGACAGGTAGAACGCCATATACAATTCAAAAACTTTCTTCTGAAGAAAGGGTTAGAACAGAAATTACAGAACAAGTCTTTAAAAAACTAATGACTGAGTGTGACTATTTCGATATGATGAGAGAGGAACACCCAAGGGTATATCAAGGGATACAAGAAAAAATTAAATATTTCCAACCCGCATTTCACTCTATGACACCTGAAGGGTTAAATTCAAGACTTACATTTTTACAACAATGTATGAGACCTGGTGATACAATTCCTGTTATTGGTGAGGATGGTAAACCTAGAGAAGGTGACGTTAAAAATACGGCATTCGGTGCACCACCAATCTGTGTTTTAAGGATTGGAGATTTTTATCATACAAAAATAGCAATTAATCAACTTAGTATAAACTATGAACCACTTACATTTGACTTAAATCCTGAGGGTATCGGAGTACAACCGATGATTGCGGATGTTAATTTATCTTTCTATTTCATAGGTGGACAAGGTATAGAAGAACCAGTGGCTAAATTACAAAACGCATTATCATTTAATTATTTTGCGAACACTGAAGTATATGACGACAGGTCGGTAGATACTGAAACAAGAAAAGAAATAACTGCGGATGATATTAATCAGATAAATGACGCATCTGATAATATTACGGACAGTCGTGCGGAAATACCTGAAGAAGCAGGAGACACAATTGGTGAAGTTATTGGTACAAGACTTGAGGGGGATTATGCTGCGGGGGACGTTATATATAAATCAGTGATGAAAGATATGGTCAGTAAAGCGCAATCATACACACAAAACATTATAAATACATTAGATACTATAAATAAAAACCAATCAAGTATTGGTATGTATTATTATACTCAAGAAAGAGGGTATAAAGATGGTTTAATAACTGGTTATTTAAATGGGAGTGATGAGCTTGCGACTAACATATTTGGTAAACCTGTAAATATTGAAGATAGAACAATAAAGTTAACCGAGGACTTGATTAAGGATATTACGGACAATACAAATCCATTCTTATCAAAAATAGACCTCGAAAACTTCAAAAACAGTGATATTAGAAAATTCAAAAAGAACCTTAGGTCATTTGTACAACAGTATATAAATGTATTCCCAACGTTCTTTAATAATACTATGTTTGATTTATTGGAAACACAAACAGAAATGGTTAGGTTAATTGATAAATTTAATTTATTAACCACAAATACTGATGGATTTAAAGGAAAATCTGGAAGGATATCAATATTAGAATTATCAGGAACCACTGACGTTGACGTATCATCAACACAATCCAATACAGATGAAGAGTTATTGGCAGATATACAAACGGTCGGTTTTGATTTACAGGCGTTTTATGATGAAATATTTGAGGATAACGGACTTTTACCGAAAAAGACAAATCTGTATAAAGGATTTTTATTTGGTAGTTATGACACTGAACCACAAACAAGGTTCTGTACTATCGCTTTCAACGTGATAACTAAAAACCCTGAATATTTTAAATCTTTAATACTTGGTGAAGAATTAAGTGAAAAAACAGAATGGGTTAATTATGTCAATAAAATAATCTATGGTAAAAAAGGTGAAAGTATTGATATAGGTGTTGGTTCGGAATTTGAAGATGGTACAGATACTGTGATAATGATAAGTGAAGATGAACCAGGATTGGTTAATGTCTACAAAGACCTTAAACAAACCGCGGACTCATCGTTTAATGAATTTAAAGATAATGAAAATGTGAAAAAGTTTACCATATACCAACCCTTTAATTTAGATAAAGAAAGAAAGTTTAATTATGTACAAAAATACCAAGAACAACTAACCGACCAAACTAAAGTGGGATACTTTAATACGACCTTCAAAGGAATAAACGGTGGGACACTCCTATCATATAATGAAAAATATACTTTTAACTAATGAGATACTATAATAGATACCAAGATTTTTTATTAAACGGTAGACAGACAGTGGTACCGTTTGTTAGTATACCATCAAAACCTACAGATAAAAAACATGTTTTCAGGGCAGGTAAAAGTAGACTAGATAAAATTAGTTATCAGTACTATGACTCACCATATTTTGGTTGGTTAATCTTAGCCGCTAACCCTAAATTTGGTGGACTTGAAAATGATATAAATGACGGTGCAGTATTGGTGATACCCTTTCCTTTGGTAAATTCTTTACAAGATTATAAGAAGGCATTAGATACACATTTCTTCTATTATGGCAGATAACAAATTTTTTAATAATCAAAACATATTTGTAGAAACTGACTATGACAACATCATCGTAGTAGACCCAAACAAAGTAGTGGACAGCGACGGTAAAGTTTCAGAAAGACTTGTCAACCATGAGGAGTTAGTTATGTATGCAAATTTAGAAGCTAAAATTATTCCCAGAAGTAAATTAGTCGTGGGAGATAATTTCAATGATACTATAGAAAATATTCGTATAGGTTCAGTAGAAACTGACAAAACTACCATGATAAATTTCATGTCACCTCAAACACAAGACACGGGAGAAGGTGAGGATAAAAGTAGTTATTTAGATACCTCATGGACCGACAACCTTACTTTGGGTAGAACAAGAAATGGTGATGTGGATTCACAATTATTAGGTATAACTAATATAAGTATAAAAGTTAATACATCATATGCCGCTCTCGTTACGATTGAAATGGAAGACATACAAGGTAGGGTGCTTTTTGAACAAGGAGAAAACTCACCATACAGTGCGTTTTTTCAATTACCATATCCGTTATTTACATTAACTGTGAAAGGTTATTACGGCAAGGCGATTAGGTACGAACTCATGTTAAGAGACTTTAATGCTTTGTTTGACCCATCATCGGGTAACTATAAAATAACTGCAAATTTTATCAGTAGAAACTACGCATTACTTTCAGACATACCTGTTGATGCTTTATTTGCATTACCACATATGTACCCAAAAACGACTAAAGTAGGTAATAATACCAACACACAAATAAGTAGTGAAACACAAGAAATAAAAACAAAACAAACAACTAGAGGGTACGACGCAATCAAAAACGCATACAGTTATTATAAATCAAAAGGTCTTATAGATGAAGATTTCCCTGAGTTAACATTAAATCAAATGTTAATGAAATTGGAGAACTTTGAAAGGTATGTTATGGAGGCATATGGTAAAGAAGATATGTCAGTTTTAAATGATATAGAGGAATATAATAACACAATAGAAGAATTTAGAAACGCAATTTTCGGTAGGATAACGGACAATTGGGAGACAAAATACATCTCAAGAAACCAAAATTTTGTAACAAAAATACCCAATGACCCAATAGTTTATGGTATTAAAAAAGAATTAATTTCAGGAGAAGAAGGATTACAAAATATAAGTAACGCTATAAGTGATTTAGATTCTATTGTAAAAAAATACAATGAGATACTTAACACCAACACAACATTTGGAGAGTCTGGTGAATGTGAAATCGGTGGGGAAAAGATTGACACGTCTATGACATCAAATATAAAAGTCTCCGATTTATTATATCAATTTAATGATGTTGACACTATAAATTATGACGAAACCTATCAGATAAGAAACTTTAAAATACCTACAGAACAAGAACTTGCGGAATTTGAAGTAAAACTAAAGGGTGAGTTACAGGTTGATGGATATCAAGTTGATGCGGCAACACTACAAGTTGAGGACAGTAATCTTAAACAAACTTTTTTTGTATACGGTAATAAAGTAAGTGGTAATAAATTTAAAAATAATAGTTTTTTAGGTAAGTTAGAAAAACTACAAGAAAAATTTAACAGTTATAGAGATAATGTAGAAACAAAATTATCTGAGGCACTTGCAGAAAAAATAAAATCACCTGATGTTGGATTAGGATTTAACCCAACAATAAAAAACATAATGGCCGTTATTTGTGCAAGTTCTGACGGATTCCTAAGATTAATGGACCAAGTACATGACGAAGCTTGGGAACAAAGAAAAAACCCAGTAAGGTTAGGTGCTGTTCTTTCTCCTGAAAAATCACAAGGCTCAGAAGCCACGGGTGTAGGTGCACTACTACAGGGTCTTGAAGCTCAGGGACAAACACAGGGTGCTGCGATTGTATATCCTTGGCCTCAGTATTATGTAAATACGATAGATGAAGATGGGAACGAACAATTTGAAGACAAATACCCTGGTGACCCATCAGAATCGGGTAGGGTAAAATCTTATTTGGCTGACGTATGGCCCGAAGTTAGGTTTGTTGAAGAATATATAAAAGCCGCGGTGGAAACCGAAGGTGAAAAAATCAATGAGGAGTCTGAAAATACACTAAAAGATAATCCTTATATGGGTTTTAATGCGATTGAATTTCCGTATCAAAACAGACCATACTCCGATTTAAATTTTATTCCTTTCATGTACGAAATTATTGAAAGGGTGATTCTTGGAACCAACTATACAAAGTTATATAAAAATAGTGGAAATCGGGACCAAATATTCTCAGTGGTAAGTGACTATGAATATAAAAATTTAAAAGAGTCTGCCGTAAAGTCACCCGAAATAGTTGACGCACTTAAAAACTTCTCGTTCAGTTATGAAAACTTTTTAAACTATTTAAAATCAATATCCAATAATGGTGTTGGTGTTAATTGGAATTTATTTAGAAGGGGTAATTTCGTAACACCATATATTAAGACATATTTAGAAAAAGACTTTGGAATATATAATATTTCATATCTTGACGGCGACTCATCACCTGTAGACTCCAATGTAGAAACCACGGAGAATTTAAAAAAATATTTAAAAGCTAATTATTCCGATGATTTAACATTTGTTGATGGATACCCATTTAATAATTTACAGTGGTTAAAAAATAATTTATCACAAGGTACTTCTATCAATACTGTTAGGGAAAGTAATGACACCACAAAAATGTTGTTCCTTAACGAAGATAAAAAAACAATTGCGTCTTTTGATGGTAATGCTGAAAAATGGGATAGAAAACCAATTACATATTTTAATTGGATTTTGAATTATAGTAACTCACCCACACAGGAAGTTAGTGGGTTACTTTCTGCCTTAGACAGTGTGGGTAATACAAGTTATATGACTAATGAACAGGTTATTAACTATTATGACTCAAGACAACAAAAAGACTTAATATTAACAGAGTCTTTTATTGATTATGGTACTAAGTATGACACAACAAAAAACTTCATAACAAGAAAACAGTCAACCTCTTTACTAAATACACCATACTTCATTAACGCACTACAAAAGGGAGTTGAAAATGAAAAAAGTGGAGAAGGTAATCCGTATGTTGCCTTGGGATATCTATACTTAAACTCATTACCATTATCTACACTTAGAGAAAAATTTAAATCATTTAATAGTAATACCCTAACTGAAGAAAATTATTTATTCGCTACACTAAACAAGTTTTCAGCAATCCATAAATTACCATATCATTTAATTCTAAAGTATGGTTCAATATGGTATAGATACAAAAAATTTAAAAATGAGGGGGTAGACATTATAGATGATGTATGGAAGGACTTTGATTACAAAAAAGCTTACGACCCCAACGGGAGTAACACATCAAAGTCATATACTTTTAATAATTACAATGGTAGTTCGGTATCTATAAAACAATATGAGCAAATAACAGACACTGTTACGATATCATTAGGAGATGATTTTGTAACTGGACAAGAAATATTTGACACCATAACATATCAGGTAGACAGAATAAACAACGGATTTTACCCAAAGGTTATAAATGATGTTTATTACTATTTTACAAATATTAATTTATTTAATTCATTTACTTCTGATGAGATACAGGCCGCTCAAATAGATAAAAAATTAAAGATAGGTAGTACATCTAAAGGTTCATTTAATCAAAATGAAGGTAAGTACACTATGAATAGTTGGACACAATTCTTTGAAGTAAAAAATAATCATGACTTTAGAGAGTATGATTCGGACAAAGTATTGATAGTCCCTTCGTTTGGTGACGTTAAATTTAACCAAGCCAAGTTTGAATGTTTTAACAATATGGGTAAAAACGTTCAAAACACAGTAACTAACCCGTCAATTTATAACGGTAGTGTTAGGACTCTATGGTCGTCACCAAACTACGGTTATTTCTCTAATGAAATGATTGATAAACCCACACCACTACAATATATAAAGTATGTTAATCCTGATACTGACAACAAACAAGCGTTTGACTTAGGTAATAGCACATCGTTAACCTATTCATCAATCGATGATATATTTGGTGTATTTACAAAAGAAATGTTGGATGTGTTTGAAACACATTTCTTAAATTTCTGTGAGGTAGATAACAAGTTTAATCCTAAGTTAGTCAATAGAGGATTAACCACTTTTGAAGATTTCTTACAGAGTGATGAAGTTAAGGGTCAGTATGGAGGAAACCCCGTACCTGACGATGAAAAAGTAAGATGGAGGGCGGTATATGAAAATCAAGAAACAACATTTAATGGTATTAACATAAACAATTACTATATCAACCTTAAAAATGTTATGAAGTCCCTATTGATGGTTGACAAACCATCACTTACTAACAACATTGATTTAGATATTAAAAACATCACTAAAACACAATCTAATACTTTTATAAAATATCACATAGATTTATTAAGTAACAAAGATATTGTATTTAAAATTGGTAATCCTGGAAAAATTAATAACAAAGTGTATGGTTCGTTTACTACACTAACCAATCAAATAATAGAAGACGCATATACCTTTGAACCCTATGTTGAGGGGACTCTACCCACAGATGGAGGTACTATTACTTTAGGACAAAGTAAGGGTAACCATCCCGAAGCGTGGTCCGCAATGTATCAATATGTCGGAGATTTTAACGAAAACGGATTTAAATATAGTAATAACGGCTCTTATGTGACCGACTTTTTTGTTGATATGAACATTGAATTTACTCAAGAAAATGTGATTTTATTGGCTCCCATGATAAAAATCTATGCGGGTAAAAAAGGTACAGAGTCGGCATACAACAAAAACGAGTTCATATCCGATATAGACGATTTCATGTCTCTACAAGAAAAATTCCAAAGAGATGTATTAAACCAAATGTTTATAAAGTTAAACAAAGATTTACCTGATGTTGCAACTACTGACGATAGTGTAAGAATATCAAAAATAGACGGAAATATTGCAAAATTAGAAATTTGGAAAAGTTTCCAAGCATTAAACGACAAATGGATATCGGGACAAGACTTTAAAAACAGAACCATATTTGAAGACTTTTTATTTTTAGATAGAGCAAATAGACCAGTAGGGGATAAGGTTGTTGTTGATATATCAGAACTTGAAGGGTTTATTAGGGGTAAGAATAAAAAGATGTCAGTTTTCGGACTATTAGGTTTAATATATGAGGAAAATAACTTTATATTTATGCCCACCCCCGCTTATACAAACTTTTACGGTAGAGACGAGAGAGTAAAAGAAGGTATGCCGGTACCACAAGATATACCTAACGATTTATTTGGTACATTTATGGAGGTTGACACAAGAGACAGTAGACCTAGAATGTTAGGTATATATGCGGGACAACCTTCAGTAAATCTTGGTATGGGACAAAACCCTAACGTAAGAAGGGGTGACGACTCGTTTGATATCACAAACCCATCAACATGTCCACTTAGAGAAAACCAAGAAAATAAAACAAATTATTCTGATAGTAACAGATGTGTTGGATTTCAGGTGGACTTTGGAAAAAGAAATCAGGGAATTTTTAATTCGGTGTCCATAGACATGAATCAACATAAAAATATCGGTCCGACATTCCAAGTCCTTGCTGGTTTAGGTCAACAAGCGTCGGGACAAGAGGTGGCTCAACAATCACAATCTTTATATAATTTTTATAGAACTAGAAGTTACACTTGTCAGGTACAGTCACTCGGTAATGTTATGATACAACCAACAATGTATTTTAATCTAACTAATGTACCGTTGTTTTACGGTCCTTATATGATTATGAATGTATCACATAGTATCAGTAATAGAGGATTTAACACTAACTTTAGTGGTGTTAGAATACCTAAGTTTGCACTATCACCACCCGATAAGTTGGTAATGAGTGTTAATAAAGAAATTTTAAAATCTTACGCCAAAAAGTTAAGACAAATAGATACTAATTTAAAAACGGGGGGAACAACAAATACCATATCTACTTCAGATTTAGGTAAAATAAGACAAGGTTCAGTTGAGAAATGTCAGTCAATAACTTCTTATGATAATAAAGATTTCGTAGATTTAGTTAAGACTGAGGTTAGGGCACAAGAAGTTATTGATTACCTAAATAGTAAATCATTTTATAGTGACAAGGCGAAAACATTTATATATGGAGTGGCAACACTTAATAAATCATTAAGGGAGGACTGTTATAATAACAATTTAATTAACCTACCAACAACTAGATTGGTACAACCAACGAATAGAGCGAATTATTTTAATGCACAATCTTGTATAGAAAATGGTGAATTAATAATGCCTATCGCCTCGTTTAATGATGTTACAGACTGTTTAAATTATTTACATAGTACATTTAACCCTATTGGAATATTCATGGACAGACTATATGATTATATTGAGGACGACCCATTAACCACCCCAAGCACTAACGTAATGGCAAAAACATTGGCAGTTACTTATATGGCAAACATATATGAAATTGATTCACTTGATGGTACGACCTCTGAAGTATATAATGAAGTTAATAATAAAATTGTTAGTGATAGTGAATATAAAAAAGAATATGAAAAATGGTTGGCGTTATTTACCTCTGTCGTAAGTAGAGGTGATATTTGAATATTCGTAACAAACAACATATTTATATAAAAAAAGAGTCATGAATATAAAAAGTTTATTAGACAATTATCTACAAAAAGATGCTAGGTTAACCGAAACAGACCGTGGTAACGGTTATAAAGAAGTGTGTGATTTAGACACTGGAGATTGTTATACCGTTAGAATGAGAGACGGTTTAATTGAGAGGGTAGACAACACTATGAATTTAAATAAGACTCTTAGGGTTGAAACACCGACAGGTATGAAGACACTATTAAACGGTTAAAAATATTTACTAAAATGTCATTAGAAAAAAAACTATTAGAAGAAGTTAAAAGATATAATAACATAAACCATTATATCAAAGAACAGGACGAGTTACCTCCCCTACCTGGTGAAGGAGAAGAAACTACAGATGAATTACCTGCAGCACCTGAAGGTGGAGAGGATACTGCGGTAGAAGAAGTGCCTGAACCTGTAGATATTGATACAGACCCTGAAGTTGAGGTTGTTGGTGACGAAGATACCACAGATGATTTATCAAGTGAAGAAGGTACTGAAGAACTTGACGTTACTGAGTTAGTTACAACACAAAAAGATATCTCAGATAAGCAAGACGAGTATATGGAGGGTATGTTTAGTAAACTAGAAGACTTAACATCTAAGTTAGGTGAAATGGATACTATCCTAAGTAAAATTAATGATTTAGAACAAAAAGTTGAAAAATACAGACAAAAGTCACCTGAAGAAAAATTACAGTTAAGAAGTTTAGATAGTTACCCTTTTAATCAAAAATTAAGTGATTTCTTTGAAGATAAACAAGATGAATTTGAAAAGACGGGTAAAAACGAATATGTTTTAACTAGTGATGAAATTGAAAACTATACAGATGGGGACATTAAAAAATCTTTTGATAGACCATTTGAAGATGAAGATAGATTATAAAAATAATATATTAACATTTATACTCACTGTTTTTCTATTTAGTGGGTGTTACATAGGACACATCCCTACTAAGGTTTATAAAACGCCGAGTAAGTATGGGTTTGAATGTATGATACCCACATATTGGGATGGGCAACACCCTGTAAGATATTGGGAAACCACAATAAAGTTAGGGGACGAATTTACGGATTTTAACGGACTAACATGGGTTATTGAAAAACACCCAAACGAAGAAGATAAGATTATAATAAAGACTGATATCACTAAATAAAAAAAAGGACCATAACGGTCTTTTTTTTTGTGTTGTGATTTGACTTAACGTTTTTCGTTGTTATATTTTACTTGAATAACAGATAAAATTTTAACGAATAAAAGAAAAACAAAATGGCAAATGCACTTGACGCAGTACTGGCACAGTACGAAAAAAACACAGAGTCTCGCGGTGGTGGAGACGGTATGACACAGGAGCAACGTTTGAAGAAGTACTTTACTACGTATCTCCCTAAAGGAACAAAATCAGGACAATCACGAGTTCGTATCCTACCAACACCTGACGGTTCCTCACCTTTTAAAGAAGTATGGTTCCACGAAGTCCAAGTTGATGGTAAGTGGGTTAAACTCTATGACCCAGGTAAGAACGATGGTGAACGTTCACCTTTGACTGAGGTATATGAGGAGTTGATTTCTACAGGTAAGGAGTCGGATAAAAAACTCGCAATGCAATACCGCCCTCGTAAGTTTTACATTGTTAAGGTTGTTGACCGTGACAATGAAGAGGACGGAGTTAAGTTTTGGAGATTTAAGGATAACTACAAACAAGAAGGTATTCTTGATAAAATCATCCCTATTTGGAGAGCAAAAGGTGATGTTACAGACGCAAACGAAGGACGAGACCTAATTGTTGAATTGTCTAAGTCTAAAACAAATTCAGGTATTGAGTACACAGTGGTTCAAACTATCATGTACGATGACCCATGTCCTTTGAGTGAAGACACGGGCCAGATGAAAGAGTGGATGGAAGATGAGACGACATGGTCTGATGTATACGCACAACGACCTGTTGAATACTTGGAAGCTGTTGCTCGTGGTGAGACCCCTGTATGGGACTCTGAACTTAAGAAGTTTGTATATGGGGATGGAGATGAAACCGAGACAATCGGTGGTACAACGAAGAAAGAAACGGTTACTGAAACCGCAGAAGACCCACAGTCAAAGATGAAAGTTGACGAGGACCTTCCTTTCTAACAAACCAAAACAACAGATGGGAGGGGTAAAACCCTTCCATCTTTTTCATTACGAAAAGTTCGTAACGAAAAAAACGTAATACGAAAACAATGGCAATTAAGAAAAAATCATTTAATGACATAAAGAAGAAGTTTTCTTCTTCGGCAAAATTCAAACCACAAAGATTCTATGATTTGGGTACTGAATTTTTGGATGCAGTTGGAGTACCTGGTCCGGCTATGGGACATTTAAATATGTTCTTGGGTCACTCAGATACGGGTAAAACAACTGCACTTGTTAAGGCGGCGGTAGATGCACAGAAGAAAGGTATTCTTCCTGTGTTTATTATCACAGAACAAAAATGGTCTTTTGACCATGCAAAACTTATGGGTTTTGACTGTGAAGAAGTGGTGGATGAAGAAACCGGAGAATTGGATTGGGACGGTTTCTTTATTTTTAATAATGACTTTGAGTACATAGAACAAATTACTGACTACATTAACGAGTTGTTAGATGCCCAAGACAAGGGTGATTTGGAATATGACTTATTATTTTTGTGGGACTCTGTTGGTTCAGTACCGTGTAAGATGACTTATGATGGTAAAGGTGGTAAACAACACAACGCAGCAGTTCTTGCTGATAAAATTGGTATGGGTATTAATCAGAGAATCTCAGGTTCACGTAGGTCGGACTCTAAGTATGAAAATACTTTGGTCATCGTCAACCAACCATGGGTAGAGTTACCAGACAATCCATTTGGTCAACCCAAAATTAAGGCTAAAGGTGGTGAAGCGATTTGGTTAAACTCGTCCTTGGTTTTCTTATTTGGTAACCAAAAGAATGCGGGAACAACAAAGATTACTGCGGTAAAAGACAAAAGAAAAGTTAAGTTCGCAAGTAGAACCAAAGTATCGGTTATGAAAAACCACATCAACGGATTAGGATATGAAGACGGTAGGATACTTGTAACCGCTCACGGATTTTTAGCAGGTAAAGATTCTGCGGAAGAAAAAAAATCTATTGAACAATACAAGTTAGAACATTCTGAGTATTGGAAAGACATTATCGGTACGGGTAGTGACTACAAGTTAGAAGAAGAAAGTGTAATCATTTAAGTTTTATGGAGTGACTAAAACTTTATTAGTAGACGGGAATAACCTTTTCAAGATTGGTTATCATGGAGTACGGGAATATTACCACAAAGGTAATCACATAGGTGGTATATATCACTTTATGAACACTGTCCGTAGATTCATTGATGAATACAATTACGATAAGGTTATTGTCTTTTGGGATGGACACAACAACTCTATACAGAGAAAAAGAATATTTGCCGAGTATAAGGAAAATAGAAGATACAATCGTCTAAACGATATTCAAAAACAATCATTTGATTGGCAAATGGATAGAGTTAAACAATATCTTGAGGAGATGTTTATTCGTCAGGTAGAGGTAAATGATAATGAATCGGACGATATGATAGCGTATTATTGTCAGATTTCTGAAGATGAGACAAAAACTATATTCTCTGCGGACAAAGACCTAACCCAATTAATCTCTGAGACCGTACAAGTCTATTCACCGTCACAAAAACAAATGATTAAGTTCGGAGATAAGGTTAAGTTAAAAGATATCTCTATACCCCACCAAAACGTGAGTACGTTTAAGATTATCTCTGGTGATAAGTCAGATAATATTGATGGTATATATTATTTCGGTGAGAAGACATTTTCAAAACTTTTTCCTGAGATAGTTGACTCCGTGGTTTCTGTTGACGATATTTTACAAAAAGGTGAAAAACTACACGAGAATGATAAAGACAACAGAGCACTACAAAACTTGTTATCGGGAAAGACAAAGAGAGGAGTATATGGAGAAGAGTTTTATGTTATCAACAAACAACTCGTGGACCTTTCACAACCTTTGTTGACAGAAGAAGCAAGGGAACTCGTACAACTTTATTATAAAGAAGATATTGACCCTGAGGGAAGGGGATATCAGAATCTCATGAGAATGATGATGAACGATGGACTATTCAAATACTTACCTAAAACAGACAACGCATGGGTGTATTTCTTGACACCTTTTATGAAACTTACAAGAAAAGAAAAACGAAGATTTAAAAAAACAAAAAACTAATTAAAAACAAAAAACATGAGTAAAGAAAAGAATGAAATCACGAAGATGGAATTTTTGTTGACATTAAACGACAACATCATCGTACAAAGGTTCTACAACGTTAAGGGGTTTAACGAAGATGTTAAAAACAGTATTGATTTACACGAAACTGTTAGTGACATTTATGACAAAATCCACGAGGGGTTGAAGGCTAAGACGGTTTGGTATATGTTGGACAATCAGTATCAAATTATGACTGACCCTATGATACTTGAAACCTCTATGACTGAAGACGATGAGACGTTTAATATTTACATTAAACATAACGATAACATTATTTTTCATCGTGGATGGGACGGAAAAACATACCCACCAAAAGTCAGATATACCGTTGATGTGCGACCACACCTAAAGTACGTGTTGAAGTCGTTGACTGAGGTTTGCTCATCTGACAAATTGACATGCGAATATCAAGATTATACCTTCGCTTAAGCATATTTATTTAAACAACCTTTTAATAATTTCAATCAATATGTCAAAAGAAAAAAATTTTGGATACCTCGGCAATACATTTCAAATTCAATTACTTAATAACATCGTTCTTTATAAGGACTTTGCAACGTCCATTGTTGATGTAATCGAGCCAAAATACTTTGACAACCAGTACTTTAAGTTGATTATGCAAATTCTGAAGGAGTATTATGTAAAGTACGAACATACACCTTCATATAATACACTAGAACAACTTGTTAAATCTGAAGTGTCATCACCTATGGCACAGAAGATGGTGTTGGATATGATTGACCAAGTAAAGGAGGCACCTATAGAAGGGGAGACGTTTGTTCAAGAAAAGGCTTTAAAGTTTTGTAAACAACAAGAACTTCAAAAAGTTATGGGTAAAGCTCAAAAAATCATAGATAAAGGTGATTTTGAAAGTTACGACCACCTTGAAGAAATGGTTAGAGAAGCCCTACAAGTTGGTGAGGTAGACGCCGGAACCGCAGATGTATTCTCTAATTTAGATGACGTTTTGGAAGAAGACTTCCGTCATCCAATCCCTATGGGTATACCGGGTATTGATAACCTTTTAAAGGGTGGTATCGCTAAAGGTGAGTTGGGTGTTATTTTAGCACCTACCGGTGTGGGTAAATCTACACTACTCACAAAAATCGCGAACCACGCATTTAATCTCGGATATAACGTTCTTCAAATTTTCTTTGAGGACAACCCCAAAATTATCCAAAGAAAACACTTCACTTTGTGGACAGGTATTGCTCCCGATTTGTTGTCTATGCATAAGGACAAAGTCCTTAGTAAAGTACAAGAAATTAAGGAGAACGCACCTAACAAACTTATCCTAAAAAAACTCCCTTCTGACACTTTGACAATGAATCAAATTAAGAATCAGATTCGTAAAATGATGGCGGAAGGTAATAAGATTGATATGGTCGTTTTGGACTATATTGATTGTATCGTACCTGATAAAAATTTGGGTGACGAGTGGAAAAGTGAAGGTTCGGTTATGAGAGGATTTGAATCAATGAACCACGAACTAAACATTGTCGGATGGACAGCCACACAAGGTAATAGAAGTTCTATTTCATCTGATGTCGTAACCACAGACCAAATGGGTGGTTCTATCAAGAAAGCGCAAGTAGGACACGTAATTATTTCTGTTGCTAAGTCACTACAACAGAAAGAAATGAACTTAGCAACTATCGCGATTACAAAGTCTCGTATTGGTAAGGATGGTGTTGTATTTGAAAACTGTAAGTTTGATAACGAAATGTTAGAAATTGATACAGAACAGAGTGTTACTTTCTTAGGGTTAGAAGAACAGAAAGAAGAGAGAAATAAAGAAAGAATTAAAGAACTCCTTGCAAAGAAAAAACAAAGGGAAAATAAATAATAAATCTTATATTTAATATGGAAAACTTAAATAATATGTTAGAAAAGGATATACGTTACGTAATTAAAAGAAGTGGAAATAAAGTTCCATTTGAAAGTGAAAAAATTGAAAATGCGGTATTAAAGGCGATGGGTAGTGTTGGTATGGTAGACACTGAGATGGCAGAAAAAATCGCTAGAATTTCATCTAAAGCCTTATTCAGAGGTAATAAAGATAGAGTTCCTCATGTTGATGAGGTACATGACATGGTTGAGAATAAGTTGATGGACAACGGTCTTAATGATGTCGCTAAGGAATATATCGTATATAGAGCAAAACATATGCCAAATATATTTGCGAAAAGAGTAAACTTAAAACCATACGATTACCCAAACCTCAACGACTATGTTGACGCAATAAGACACTCATACTGGGTTCATACGGAGTTTAATTATACGTCAGATATACAAGACTTTAAGGTTCATCTTAATGAAAAAGAGAGGTCAGCAGTCCAAAGAGCGATGTTGGCAATATCTCAGATTGAGATTGCGGTAAAAACATTTTGGGGTGACATTTATAAAAGAATGCCAAAACCAGAAATTGGTAATGTTGGAGCCACTTTTGCTGAGTCAGAGGTGAGACACGCAGACGCTTACTCACACTTAGTTCAACTATTAGGATTAAATAAAGAGTTTGAAAACTTACTACAAGTACCAGCAATTCGTAGAAGAATTAAGTACTTGGAAAAGGCGATTGTAAACTCTAAAGCTGTTGAAAACAAAGAATACTTTGAGTCTGTAATCCTATTTTCTATGTTTGTTGAAAACGTATCACTATTCTCTCAATTCTTGGTTATTATGTCATTTAATAAGCACAAGAATAAATTAAAAGGAATTAGTAATGCCGTAGAAGCAACATCAAAGGAAGAAAACATACACGCGGAATTTGGTTTTGATTTGGTTAATCTGATTAAGGAAGAAAATCCTGATTGGTGGACTGAAGATTTAGTTGAAGACCTAATAGACGCTACACTAGAAGCTTATGATGCTGAGGAAGAAATTGTAAATTGGATTTTTGAAAATGGAGATTTAGATTTCCTAACTAAAAAACAAACTATGGAGTTTATAAAGCACAGATTTAATGTATCATTAAATTCAATTGGTATTGATAGTGTCTTTAAAGTTAATGAAACTTTACTTTCCACTACTGAATGGTTTGACGATGAAATCTTAACTACAAAACACACTGATTTCTTCAACAAAAGAAGTATTAACTACAGTAAAAAATCAAAATCAATTACATCTAACGACTTATTTTAATAAATTACAATATACAATGAAAGAGAGAAAACCATTTGATTGGATTAACGAGGAGTCTATAACATTTCTTCGTAGAGGATATTTGAGTGAAGGTGAAGAACCTTTAGAAAGAATTAGAACAATAGCTGACCATGCGGAAAAACTTTTAGGTATGGAAGGATTTGCAGATAAATTTTATGATTACATGAGTAAGGGATGGTACTCGTTATCATCACCCGTGTGGGCTAACTTTGGTAAAAAACGAGGTTTACCGGTGAGTTGTTTTGGTTCTAATATCGGAGATAATATTGAATCTATTCTCCATACACAGGCGGAAGTAGGTGAAATGAGTAAAATGGGTGGAGGAACCTCAGGATACTTTGGTAATATTAGAGAGCGTGGTGCTGAAATTACAGATAACGGACACGCACCTGGTGCGGTTCACTTCATGAATCTATTCCAAAGTGTCGTAGATAATATCTCACAAGGTTCAACTAGAAGAGGTAGGTTTTCACCTTACCTACCTGTTGAACATCCAGATATTATGGAGTTTTTGGAAATAGGTACTGAAGGTTTCCCAATTCAAGACTTAACACATGCGGTCACAGTTACTGACGATTTTATGTACGATATGATTGAAGGTAACGAAGAGAAAAGAGCAATATGGGCTAAAGTTATACAAAGAAGAGGTGAAATAGGATATCCATACATTATGTTTACCGATACCATGAATAAAAAATCACCTGAAGTATACCAAGATAAAGGTGCTAAAATTTACAACTCTAACCTGTGTTCTGAGATTGCATTACATAATTCGGAAGAAGAGTCATTTGTTTGTGTTTTATCATCTATGAACGTACTTCATTATGATGAATGGAAAGACACTGATGCCGTTGAAACTATGACATATTTCTTAGATGCAGTTGTTACTGAATTTTTGGATAAAATTGAAGATATCCGAGACGATGGTACTATTGAGGGTAGAAGAGGATTTTTATACTTAGAAAAGGCTTATAATTTCGCGAAAAGACAAAGAGCACTTGGATTAGGTGTTTTAGGTTGGCATTCGTTACTACAATCAAAAGGTTTAGCTTTTGATACGGTAGATAGTGCAAAATTAAACGTTGAAGTATTCAAACTGATAAAAGAAAAATCATACAAAGCGTCTGAAGAATTGGCTAATATTTTTGGGGAACCTGAGTATCTTGAAGGTTATGGTAGAAGGAATGTTACCTTAAACGCAATAGCACCTACAACATCGTCCGCATTTATTTTAGGTCAAGTATCACAGTCAATTGAACCGATATGGTCTAACTGTTATGTTAAGGATGTTGCTAAGATGAAAGTTACTATTAAAAATCCTGTTCTTGAAAATCTTTTAAAAGAGTTGGGTAAAGACACTAAAGAAGTGTGGGATAGTATTAAGAAAAGAGATGGGTCTGCACAACACTTAGATTTCCTAAGTGACGAACAAAAAAACATATTTAGGACTTTTTCCGAAATTAATCAGGCATCAATCATTAACCAAGCCGCGATAAGACAAGACTTTATTGACCAGTCACAATCTTTAAACTTAATGATTTCTCCTGATATGCCAACAAGAGATGTAAATAAGTTACTAATAGATGCTTGGAAGTTAGGTGTAAAAACTTTATACTATCAACACTCTATGAACTCAGCACAGGCATTTGCTAGGAAAAAATTGAATTTAAATGACCTACAATGTGTCGCATGTGAAGGATAAAAATTAAAACCCGTCAACTAAGACGGGTTTTTTTATAAAAATACTATACTGAATATTTATTAATATGGCTATATTAAATCAGACGTATGGTGTTCAGTTTCCTTTTAAGGAAAGTCTTGAAGGTAATTATCTTAGATTAACTAAAGAAGTTAGTGATGAGGTAAGGACTAACTTATTACATTTAATATTAACAAGAAAAGGTAGTAGATATTATTTACCCGACTTTGGTACTAGAATATATGAATTTATATTTGAACCGATGGACGGACCTACTTTTGATGCAATTAAATCAGACATACAAACGGCAGTAAAAAAATACATACCAAACCTAATATTAAATGACATTAGTATAAAACCCTATACCGACGATGATAAAAGTCCAATTGGGGAATTAAATATAGAAGACCAAGACTCAACATACGAGATGTTTGATATATTTAGAACTGCTGGTGAAGGTGTGGATGAGTATACCGCAAAGGTTAGGATAGACTATTCAATAAAAAATTCTACTTTTGAAAGTAGAGATTTCATAATAATTAATATATAATCTAAATGGCTAATCGTAAGATATCGTATACCGAAAGAGATTTTGAAGGACTAAGACAAGACCTGATTAATTTTACAAGACAATATTATCCGGAATTAATTGATAATTTTAATGATGCTTCGGTTTTTTCAGTCTTTTTAGATTTAAATGCCGCGATAGGTGATAACCTACACTATCACATAGATAGAAGTATACAGGAAACTGTATTACAATACGCACAACAGAAGTCGTCAATTTACAATATTGCGAGGACTTATGGGTTAAAAATACCAGGTAACCGACCTTCAATATCGCTGTTGGATATATCAATAACTGTACCTGCATACGGAGACCAAGAAGATAGTAGATACTTAGGTGTTATAAGGTCTGGCTCGCAATTTTTAGGAGGAGGTCAGATATTTGAAAATGTAGAAGATGTGGACTTTAGTACACAGTATAATAGTAAGGGTTACCCTAATAGGACTAAAATACCTAATTTTGATTCTAACAATAGAATTGTAAATTATACAATAACTAAAAGAGAAGTTGTGGTTAATGGTACAAGTAAGGTGTTTAAAAAAGTGATTAATGCAAATGACGTTAAACCTTTTTACGAATTCTTTTTACCTGAAAAAAACGTTATAAGTATAACCTCAATCATACAAAAAGACGGTACAACATACTCAAGTCCACCAACATATGATGAATTTATTACTGCACCTGATAAGTGGTATGAGGTAGATGCATTGGCCGAAAATACCGTATTTATTGAAGACCCGACTAAAGCTTCTGATGACCCAGGTATAAAAGTTGGTAGGTATATAGAGACCGAAAATAGATTTATTTCTGAATACACACCTGAGGGATATTGTAGAGTTCAGTTTGGAAGTGCAACAGTAACGGCAGATGACCAACTTGCACAGTTTGCAAGAACAGGGATGCCAGTAAGATTACAAGATTATCAAAATAATATAGCATTAGGTAAAACAGTTAAGGCAAATACTACGTTATTTGTTAAATATAGGATAGGTGGTGGTTCATCGTCTAATATTGGTGTTAATACAATTAATCAGTTAGGTACTATTAACTTCTCAGTTACAGGACCATCAGTAAGTATTAATCAAAATGTTAGACAAAGTTTAAGATGTAACAACGTAACCGCGGCGATAGGTGGAGGTGACCTACCAACGACAGAAGAAGTTAGAAATATGGTAACTTATAACTTCGCGGCTCAAAAGAGAGCGGTAACAATAAATGACTACAACTCTTTAATTAAAACAATGCCAAGTAGATTCGGGGCACCTGCAAAGGCATCTATCACTGAAGAAGATAACAAAATTAAAGTTGAAGTATTGTCCTACGATACGAACGGAAAATTAACAGGTAATGTATCAAACACACTTAAGGAAAATATCGCAAATTACTTATCAAACTATAGAATGATAAATGATTATATTTCAGTGAGAAGCGCACAGGCAATAGACTTAGAGTTTGAGCTCTCTGTTGCGATGGAATCAACAGAAAACCAAGGACAGGTTATTACTAACATTGTTAATAGTGTGGAATCATATATGTCACCAAGAACTAATTTATTAGGTAAGAACGTTAATATATCTGATATACGTAGAATAATACAAGACATACCAGGTGTTAGTACATTAGCGGAAATTAAAGTGTTTAATAAAACGGGTGGACAATACTCTTCATCTGAAACTTCACAAAGGTATTCAGATAGTTCAACAAAACAAATAGAGTTGATAGATGATACTATCTTTGCTCAACCAAATCAGATATATCAAGTAAGATTCCCTGAGAAAGACATCAAAGTAAGAATAAAAACACTTAAAAACGTAGATTTCTCGTAATCTATATTTAGTATACTTTTATTTTTTTAATTTTAAAATTAAGATAAATAACTATTTATCTTAAAAGTAATTCTATGCCAAAATCATATAGATTAAAAACCGAAGTCGGTGTTGATAAAGAAGTCAGAATAAATATAGAACAAGACTTCGACTTCTTAGAGATTTTGTCTTTAAAATTAAGACAAGAGGATTTGTATGATAGATTTTGTGCGGATTATGGTATTGTGGTTGGTAGAGTAGTTGCTAATGGGGGGTTTGGAGTACCAAACGCTACGATATCGGTATTTGTACCATTAGATAGTGTAGATGAAAATAATCCAGTAATATCTACACTATACCCATACAAAAATTTAAAAACAAAAAGTGATGACGGTTATAGATATAACCTCTTACCTTATAAAAAAGAATATGGTGGACACACACCAACAGGTACTTTTCCGGATAGAGAGGATGTACTAACAAGAAAAGAAGTATTACAAGTATATGAAAAATATTATAAGTATACTGTAAAAACTAACGAGTCGGGTGATTTTATGATAGTTGGAGTACCTGTTGGTCAACACAAATTAGTTATGGATTTAGACCTATCTAACATGGGTCAATTTTCTTTAAGACCCGCAGATTTAGTTAGGATGGGAAGAGGTGTTCCAACACAATTTAATGGTCAGAATTTTAAGGCGTCAGAAGATTTAGATAGTTTACCACAAATAGTTAATAGTGTAACAGAAATAGAAGTAACACCATTTTGGGGTGAAAACGACATATGTGATGTAGGCATTACACGCTCCGACTTTGACCTAAGAGAGTTGGGAATTGAAATCCAACCACAAGCGGTTTTTATGGGTTCTTTATTTAGTAGTACTGAAGACGATTTCCTTAAAGGTAACTGTAAACCAAAAAACGATTTAGGTAAACTTTGTGATACTGTTGCAGGTCCTGGACAAATTTTAGCGTTGAGACAAACAATAGATGTGGACAGTGAAGGTCAGCCGATAATTGAACAACACTTCTTAGAGGAAGGAGGTAATGTTATTGACGATAATGGTGCGTGGATGGTTGACTTACCTATGAATATAGATTACGTAACAACCAATGAATTTGGTGAGCAGGTAATATCGTTAGACCCAACAGTAGGAATACCTACAAAAGGTAGATATAGGTTTAGAATAAAGTATCAAAACGAAAGTGGGTTAAAAAGTGATATTATAAGGGCGGATTACTTAATTCCAAATATAAGAGAACATGGATGGACAGGAACAACTATAGAAGATATACCTGAAAATCAGGCGGAAAGAAGGGCATATCTTGAAACACTTATACCTACAGACGAAGAAAGAAATAAATCTTACGCGTTTTCACTAAATTGGGATGATTACCACGATAAAATTGCCGCTATAAATTGCGAAGATAGTTTTTATCAGTTTAGTTATAATAAAGTTTATACAGTTGCATCACATTTGGATAGATTTAAATGGGGTAGAAACAGAATAAAACACTTAGGTATTAAAGAAATAAATGACAAAACATGTCAGAGTGAAAATAACCCATTACCTGTAAATGACGCACAGAGAAACGGTAGTATCTTAGTATTTCTATTTAATTTTCTGATTTCAATACTCACACTACCACTAATATCATTATTAGTGGTGGCCCATGTTATAACATTGATATGGCCATTAGTTAGAGCGATAATAATAGTTATAAAGGCGATAATTAACTTTGTATTATATAGTATATGTTTAATCGTTGCATTCTTCTCAAGAAAAAAATCAAAAGAAGACTGCGTTAAAAAAGAAATAACACCACCACCAAAAGATAGTCCATTTAGTAATATAACATTACCAATGTTAAGTTATCCTGATTGTGAGGCATGTGCATGTGACTCAGGGATACCTGAAGAGGAAAGTAGTGATACCGCATCACAATTAGAAAGTTATGCGGATGAAGTTAATTTTGGACCATTAATTGATGCGTCTTATACTGAACTTTATCAGGGTTCATTTGGTCCTGAGAGTGTTGGGGATGACCAAGACTGTGACGGTATTGCTAGTGCGGAGTATAGAATAACCGCTAAAAGTATAATGTCGGCGGGTTATGATGAATATAGTAAAAATGGTTATTATACTAGGCAATTAAAAGAAGAGGGAGACGGTATTGAAGACTGTGATTGGTCAGTTGCTAATTCTTTTAATAGGAGAGACCAAGTACAGTGGTATAAATCACCGGCATATCCTGTTGTTAAAGGTAATAATGTTAGGATAAGATGGAAAAGTGGGTCTCAACCTACATGGGCACAGGCACTTAATTTATTAAATCGTAGAAAAATGTATTTCGGTGAGTCTGCAATTGCAACCAATAAATTAGACGCTAACGGATGGGACACGTCAAGTGAAGGTGAATATCCAGCACCTACAGATACTTTAGAGTATAATAGAAGAACTACTACTTGTATAAAGGGTGAAATACTGAATAATCAGATACCTGGTGCTTCAATACAACCACCATCTAATACTTTTAATAGATGGTTAGATAATGCGTTTATTATGGTATTGGACCCAGGAGAAACGATGGAAAATGGACAACTTTTCTTCTTCAATAATCCACAAAATATTAATGACCCGAACTATGTAGCATTTCCTGATGGTAATCAATTTGATAATACCGGTATAACAGGTACTTGTGAAGGTAGTGAAACTTCATATATTAATAAAAGCTTAAGATATGTAGATAGACAGGGTACGATAAAAAATGTAACAGTACAGTTGTATAATACCGCAACTACAATGTCGTATGATTTTAAATCAGGAGTAGAATACTTCCAATGCATAAAGACGTTTAGTATTTGGGATATTTTCTCTAAAGGAGAGCCATCACAAAATAGCAATGCGTGGAATACAAGATATAAAAGATTTAGTGGTGACGATAACAGTTCAGAACCTGATGGGTATAATAACGTAGCTGCAAGTGCATTAGTTAGATATATAACTGATTATTATCAAACATATGGTAATAACTGGAATGGAGAAGAAATGGGATATAGTGAATCTATAACTAAAAGCACATCTAATTATGGTTCAATAGCACCTGAAGATTCTGGTAGTATAAGAATTGTTGTTGCGGTTAGAGGTGTTGACCCGTATATGCCAAGACAAAGGATTAAATATGATTTATCAAAGTTATTTGGACATGGAGTAAATAATTTACATGATTTTTCTAACACAGTAACAGTCACCGGTGATTACTTTTTAAATATACCTATACAGGCCAATGATGACATGATGAGTAATCCTCCTTGGAGGAATGATGATTATACTGCCATTGCTCACTATAGAATATGGCAAGAAAATCTAAACAATAAGAATAAATTGTATTTCCATAATTGTGATAATAATGGTAGAAGGTATAACTCTTCAGATACTATAGTTGGATATGATTTTAATACTAACTTATGGCATAAACCATACTTATTTACACCGGACGAAGATTTATGGCAAGAGTTTAATACCTACTGCCCAAACAAATATATTTCACTCGACAAACAGTTCACAGAAGTAAGAAGAACATATAGTTCAGGGTCATCTAACCCTAATGGTTCATTTGAAAGATGGATGGGAATGTTCGGTAATGGGGTACACACACCTAGTGGGTTCTCTGATTATTTAGGAACTAATGGAGGTAATTTACCCGGACTAAACTCAGGTAAATTTCCGAGATATGGGATAAACTCATGGGTCCAAAGAAGTATTGAAGGATGTGGATATCAGTATAATTATAGAGGGCCAAATAACCCGGATGGGGATGATATGCAAACAAATTCAGATGGTAGAAGAAGACAGTTATCCGCTAATGGTAATAGACAGTTAATAACTGTTTCACCTTTATATTTACCTGAAGATTATAAAGATGGTGATGAGAGCCAAGGTGTACCACACACTAAAATGGTTAATAGTCAAAAAATATTATTCCGCTCAGATAGAATACCATCATCTGATAATTTTGACTCACCAGATTTTGGAGTATTCGTGGCAAGTAAAAAGATACAATATAGAAGATACGCACTACATTTAAATTTAAGACAACAGTTATTTTTAGCTGAAGATGACGGAACAGTTACCGATATTGCCGGTTCTATAGTACCTACAGATGCTAGTGGTGCCTATGAAGATATGATTGAAGATACAAACTGTGAAACATCTTTATTGTTGTCTTCATTTAATTGTGATGGTATGGTACCGTTAGGATGTTATAGTGGTGACGGAGAAAACTTTGGTATAGAACAACCATGTGATATACCATTAGACTTAGAATTTAATATACAAGGAGACCAAAGACTTAATAAGGGTTGTTACACTTTTGTAATTAAAAAACCGGTTAAGACTTTAAGGGCGGATATTGAAATGTTTTTTGAATACCGTACAAGAATGAGATTTATGTTTGCGGTATGTCAGGGAGTTATAGGAGAGTCATTCCAAAACAACTGGTTAAACGGTACATTATATATGCCCACATTCCAAAAACAAACATTATATGGTAGTGAAAGTGAAGTTAAAAGGTATAGGTATTGTGGTGACCCACAACAACCATTTGCCGCGTTAAGAAGACAGGGACCAATTTATTTTAATACCGACACTAATTCTTTTTATTATAGGTCAACACCATTTGATGATAATACAAATCAGTTTGTGGGTCAGGTACCTAGTAGAGACTACTATTACGGACAAAACTTAAAGAATATATGGTTCCCAACAACTATTATGGAATTAGGTCCGAGAGACGAATTTACCAAAGAGATTACCTTTTCTCCTGAGTTTGAGGGTTATATAATTGATACTATTAAATCTACATCTTATCAAAACCCAACTGACGTTGTAAACTTATTCCTACTATCAAGACTTGCAAATACTAGTTTCTTAGAACAGTTCTCAAATACAGGAGACGCGTCTATAGGACAATTGTTCTCAAGGGCTGATGGCACTGCTTTAAGCAGGTTCTTCGACGCAAGAGTTGATGGTGACTTCTCACAGATGGTTAGTATTAACTCTGAGTATGGTGTTGTCCCATTTTTAGATGGTAATTATTGTGATGACGCAATCACAGTACAGGACGATAGGTTCGGTATATGGTTTAGTTCTAACACTATTGACAGGAGAATCCTAACCAACGGGACTACGACATTTGGTACCAACCCTGAAGGTCCGGATAATTATTTTGGTTATCCTAAGACACAAATAGTTCCTTATTACATGTGGTATATAAACAATAACGGATTGTTTGGTACTGAATACAATAATTGGCAGACTGAATACATTTTCTCCTCTAAGTATCAGGGTGATGACTTCTTTGAGGGAGGACAACCATATATGAAACCTAATTATGGTTATGGTAGGGGGCATATCTTTAATAAGAGTGCTGTTGACCCTGAGTATGATTCTTACCCTATCAATAACGAGAATAGTAACAACTTTAAGGTTGGTTCTCCTTTTTATTTTTACTTTGGTTTGAAGAGAGGTAAGTCAGCAATGAACAGATACATAAAAAAATATATTTTTAATTTATAATGAGTAATCAAAAATCATCTGAAATTAGAATTGTTAGGGGTGAAGACAGATTTGCTGGCGCGTCAAACTCTGACTTATCTATTAATGTTGATTTAAATAATAATAAAAAAAATATAATAGAGGGTGACAGGTCAATAGTAGTAAATGTTGAGGAAAGGTTTGATAAAGAAAGACAAGAATCTACTAAATTTAGAATTGCGGGTAAAATAACAAATATATTTAATAACACAATAAGTGGACAAACGACTTATGGTCCATTTCTTAATTCTTTGTATTATGTTGATGTATTAAACTCCGTTGAAAACGGTGCACCATGGAAAGGATACCCTCAGTATGATGAGTTTACATTTTATCGTACAAGAGGGATAGACGGTCACGTACCTTTCGTTAATAAAAGTGCCACGACATATAATTGGTCTGTTTATGTTTCATATGCTTCTGGTAATGAAACCGAACAATATTTAAAACATACCGTTAATTTTAGTAGTGGTTCATCATCAAACACTTTTGTTGTTACTGACGGTGTACCGTATTATATTCTTAATAAAACAGATAGAGGTAAAAGTTTAATTACTTTTTATTGCGGTTTTAAACACAACCTTTCTGTTGGTGATTGGATTTACACTAAAGACGTTATTGATGGTAAACAATATTTTGAAGTATACAGTATAGGTAACGAGTCTTATGGAAATGAAGATACGGTATTTTCAATATTTAATTATGGTTTTGAAGACCCGCTATTTGGTGACTATGCTGTGGGTAACTTTAAAAGAGTTGGTGACATAAATAATAAAACCGAAACCACATCTGAATATTATATTAGAAAACACAAAATACTAACTAAAAATAGTTTTTCTGACATTACAAAAATGGGATTTGAAAGGAACCCATTTCCGATTAAGAAACAATTAGAATATTCAGGACTGACACCCAATCAAGTTCAAAGAACATCAATAAAAGATGGCTCCACTACGGCGGGATACTCTTTTGATAAAGATATTGATATTAGTGGTCTTAAAGATAACCAAGATAGACCCATTACCGAGTTATTTGTAACAATACTTAATAGAGGTTATATGGGTTGGTTTAATAACCCATACTTAGTTAATAACACCACAGGTATACAAGTGGGGTGGGATTTAAATTTTAAAGACAATCAAATTGATAGTTGGTGGAATGTAGGTAATGTCCTTAATAGGGATGATATACCTAATAATTTTTATCAAATAGGTAGTAAAAAATTTCATTATAATAAAACATTACCAATAGGTCATGAAATCATGGGTGCGGTTTGTGAATACAATGACTACGAACAGGTTGAAACTGTGTTAAGTAAAATACATCATAAGATATCCTACAACCCTCAGATATTTGATAATAATAGTGTTAATACATTACCTGATGGTTACACATATGAACCGCACCATACAGTACCTATAAGGGTTTATTCTGATTTTATAGAGACAGGGGATAAAGATAAGGTGGACTTAGTACCTGACTACGCATTCTTTTCAAAGTATAATAATCAATGGAGATGGAGAGACCTCTATAGTTATGGTTATATAGACTCAAACGGAAACGGTTTAAATACTCCTTTTTTAAATGGATGTCATTACCCATTTAAAGAAATATTATTTTTATTAACACCGATGAAGAGAAATATAAACTTGTTTAATGACATAATATTTGCACCAATAACTGACGATTGTGAATAAGTACAGACTTAATTTTAATAGTAACGATAAGTACATCAATATACCAATACAAATTAAAACGGATTTGGTTGGTAGGGATGACTTAATAGATGTTTATGAAGAGGATGTTATAGAACAAGTAATTAATCCTATTGAGGATTTTGAGGTTACTAGATATGCGCACAAGAATTGGACTTATCAGGGTAATTTTAAAACAAGTATAGAATATAAATTTAATTTTTTTGATAGGAGTGTTAGTATAGATGACGCAACCACAAGTAGATGGATTAGTGATTATGTCTTCACAGAGAACCCAAATTTTACTGGTACATGTTTTAACGAGGCTGAAATATATTACACTGCAAATTCATTCAAGAGGAGTTTCTTCAAATTAGATTTTTATGACACAATAGATTCAGAAACACAACAAATCTATTTAACGGTTATAATACCAACACAACAAGGTAAAGAGAGACTTTCAAGTACGACACCCTTTAGCGGTAGTACGGGACCTATATCAGGACCTACTATCCCTGTGGTATTACCCGATACCTCTCCTGCTGGTGGTAGGGCAGGTTCGTCCGTAGTATCTAAATCTGCTAAAGTTTATAATGATAAGTTAAATGAGATATTGGTAAAAAATGAGGGTTTAAAAAATAATCAAAAAAAGATGAACCCTGGTAATATCGCTTATAAATCTCAGTTACAATTTGAATTAGATGAAGTTAAAAGAAAGGCGGAAGAAACGAATAAAGAAACTTATGGTGGGTTAATTATTGATAGAATAACACCTGGACCGGGTGATTTTGGAGATAGCGGGGGAGGTGGAGGACCACTATTCCCAACAGGGGATGATGGTGTAACACCAATAGACCCAGACCCACCTGGTGAGGGAGGAGACGTAAACCCTAATCCACAAGGTATAGGAACAGGAACGACGCCGGTCTTAACTATCGCACCACCTAACGTAGATATAAAGTTACCTGATTTTGTATTGGATTATATAGGTGATAAAGAAGGTTATTTCATATACTGGTTGAAAAACCCAACCTATATTAATATAGATACTTTATATATGGGTGCTAAGTTTTTTAACGCAAAAACGGGACAGTTCATAAGGATGACTAATACACCACAATCTGAGATATCTCAGAAATTTAATTTTGATAAAAGTAAGATGTTTTATCGTAAAGTTTATTTAGATATAAATAATTATGAATATGAGATAAAAAATGTTGAAAATGATGTTAGAGTAGGAATTGGAACCCCCATAAATTGGTATGAATATGTAAACCCATCGTGAACCAAGAAAAATATTATATAAAAATCTCACCTGAGACCATCAAAGGGGATATAGCTCAAAAAACTTTAAGTGGTATTACTTTCGGGGTCTATTCTGCGATGACGGCAGTTTTGAATGGTGAGATACTGACAGACATGTCTGTACCTATATTATTTAATCAGACTTTTGATGATATGGGGTTTTATTCTCCGTTTGATGGATTTATCTTACAAAAAGATGTGGTCACCAACTTTGTTGTTAGTGGTGACCCTACAAACCAATATAAGGTTTATTTATACAACACATCGGATGAGTTTAAGAAGTTTTTAAAACTTTCTAACTACACTATTGATTGGGGTGACGGAACGGTCGAACCGTTCACCGAGAAATTCCCTAATTACAAAGAACATACTTACCCACCAACCAATGATAGGTATATAATAAAATTGACTCAAAAAAATCCATGGGGTATTACTGACATTGAAAAACCTATTGATATACCTAATACACCTATTACAATCAATAACCAATTAGGTAATATAACATTTACCGCTCAAGGGGGTAATTGGGCAAACATTCCGATAAACTATAATTTTATTTTTACGGGAGACTCAGAAAACACTGTTTCCGCTCAGGTATCAAACCAATCAGTAACGATTAGTGGATATACATCCTCAAAACTTACCAACCTAAAATTATATGGTCCCACTAAATATGACACGTCTATTGTTGTTAAGAAAAAAAATGAAAACTACGGTAGGGTTACCGAAATAACAAACGCTTACACAGCCTATACTATACAGAACGTAGACTACTACGATTACCCTAATGGGAAGACAATTTTCTTCATGGATAGTGAAGGATTAACTGAAGAAATGTTGGTCGCAGAACCTATTACAAAAGAAGAAGTATTATTTGGTGTTGTATCCTCACCGGAAATACAATCGCAAATATTTATAGATAGAGGTAAAACATCTGCGTTTGAAGGAATTCAGAGACTCGGCGAAGTTGATAACATTGGAGACTTAGTATCTTATGGATACGGTTTCTTTAAAATAAAAGAACAGGAATAAAATGGCTTTAGGAACATACGGAACAACAAGACCAGCAGACATGTCCCCTGAGGACGTGGAAATCATATTAAACTACACCCCATCGAGGGATGTGACAAATGATTTCGTACTAAAAACTTTGGATGCTACTGAGGTATTGACTCCGTATTTTCATAACGCAGATACGGGAGGTAATACAAATGTAGAGATACTCGGAGGATTATACAATTTAAAATTACCCTCGGAGGAGTTCAACGAATTGGGTATATATACACTTTTTATTAGACCTGTAGAGATTAGAACTACAATAACGGATTGTGGTGTATTATCTGCATTACCTAACGTTAAGGGTATTATTATTGACTTAAACAGCGTCCCCTCACAGTACAGAAATAGATTTATAAACCAAGGATTAGTGGGTCATAGAGTAGAGTATCTAAATGATGATGGTACAAAGATAACTAATTTTTATAGAATTATAACATCATCATTTTACTGTGAGCCAGTAGTCACTAATTTAACAAACTCCTCACAAAAATCTATTAGATATAGATATGTTGATAGTGGTAGTGACTTATTATTCTGTACAGTGTCCCCTTCAAGTGCTCCGTCAAACAAACCAAACGCAACACCGTTTATAGGTCAACCAAATCAGAATATTATAATAACAAATACCTTCTTTAATCCAATTACGGTTGAAATAGAGATGGCGGAACACGATATTGAGACACTTGCAATTGCGTTGTATGGTAATCAAACTAAATCTATTGAAGATGGTGTCTACACATTATATGATAATGACCTTAATATCTACAAGCAGTATAACTTATATGAAATTCGTGATGAATTTAATAATCTATTATATGAAGTACGACAAAACAGAGGTACTAATATAGACTTTAGTAAAAACTTCACAAATATCACTCAGTAATGGCCGATAATAAGTACAGATATCCACCGGCCCCGCCAAACGCGAGGGGTACATTTTCTGATGAATTAGTTGGGTTCCAATTAGTTGACGGAGGAGGTCTTACGCAAGGAAATTTTGAGTTTTCAAGAAATGTGGTAGAAAAGGTTAATAGAAATTTTAGTACTGGAGTATTCTCTAACCCTATTTCTCTAAAAGATTTAGATTTTAATAGTTTAGAGGAGTCAAAAATGGTTATGGCAAAAAACTTTAAGGTTTACCCTAACTATGATATAAGTCAAGTAACTAATTTCACACTTTATGGGTCTTTAAGAAAGAGATTTTCAACATCGGTAATAAAGATAATTAATTATTTCCCTGGTGCGATACAGGTTGATAGGTCTTATTATGATTTAACTACGGGTTATACGGCATATAATATAAGTTACGACGATGTGGAAGGATTAACCACCTTTGATATAGACGTAAATAGGTTTAAGAATGCTTTTGATATTGACTATTCCGAAAATGCCGATAGAAATATTTCTGTCAGACCATTTGAGACGAGCCCATTAAGAAATTTAACAAGAAATTACTTAAAATACGCTTTATTTTTTCAAGACTTAGAGGAGGAATATAAATTTGTGGATTTTGACCCATCACCTAGATTATCAGCCGGTACCGTAACTGTTGTAGTTGAAGGAAATCCATTTAATGGTCAGTTACAATCAACAAAAACTATATTATTAAAACCAAATAAGTTTGAAACTGAAAAATCGTTTAAAGATGATTTTGATGAGGTGGAAGACTTCTTATTGAATAGGTTAGTATCTCCAAAATACACCGCGAGTTTTAAAGTTTTAAGAGAGGGAGATACAGGAACACTATATGCTAGTAATGAAAAGGTTACATGGCCAACAGAAGGGTCATGGAATTTAGACATTAGAACTGCTAAGTTTGACACATATTTGGAAAAGTTAGATTTAATTGCGTTTGACTTAGACGAATTAAGAACCGACTTAATATCAAGATTTTTAACTACAGGTGCATTTAAAGACTTTGATACGCAGAGTCAAAACGTTGAGAAGGTGTTACAATTATATGGTAGAAGTTTTGATGAAACTAAAAAATTCATAGACGCTTTGGCGTATATGAATTCAGTACATTACACAGTAAAGGATGATATACCATCACAACTTCTAAAGAATTTAGCACAAACATTAGGGTGGGACACTAATATCTCACTAATCACTAACGATAATTTTTTAAATAGTATTTTTGGTACCCAAACAAATACTAACTATACAGGAGAAAGTAGAGAAAAAACACCCACAGAATTAGACTATCAATATTATAGAAATTTAATTCTTAATTCCGCTTATTTGTTTAAGTCAAAGGGTACAAGAAGGTCTATAGAGGCTTTAATGAGAATGATTGGTGCACCCGAAGCGTTGATAGAATTTAACGAAACAATATACTTGGCTGACGGACCTATTAATATAGAAAGGTTTAATGAAGAATATGCGACTATAACAGGAGGTACTAAAATAACCGAGACACCGGTTTTAGACCCAAACGTTACGTTTAATATTGAAGGAGTAGTTTATACAGGATTTACAACTCAATTATCTATAAGTACCGTAGACGCATCAAGAGAAGATTACCCCGTAGATGAAAATGGTTATCCCAAAGCGATGACGGCAACTGAAGATACGTTCTTTGAAAAAGGTGCTGGGTGGTATGAACAGACACCAGAACACAGGGCTCCCGAACAATTGGACATTACGGGTTCAGTATTTACAGGACAAAACCCAAGTGTACAGACATCACTCGAACCATTTACCTTTGGTCAAAAATATTTTGATAAGTTTAGATATTTTCCATATATGGATATGGGTTTTGGTTTGACTAGAGTACCTGACAACACTAAGTCATGGACAGATAGACAAATAGGTCTTAGAAGAAATACACAGGCAGGTTTTGATGCTAATTACGTTGTTGACAATGAAAAATTAGTCTTAAACGCGAAGAATATTGATTTAGGTTTAAATATGGGACAAGGTATCATATATGATATATGGACAATGTCTAAAAAATATAACTACCCAATCCCCTCAACAGGATTAACCACACCATACCCATACCCAAAAGGTGTTGATTGGACAGTAATTAATCCAAAACCTAAAGAAAAAACATTTTTTGAATTTGCTCAAACGTTTTATCGTAATATGATAAACGTTAGAAACAGACAAACAATTACCGACGGTAAAGGAGGGGGATACCCAACACTACAATCTTTATATTGGAAATACCTAAACTCTGAAGAAGCGGTTGGAATACCATCCAATAAATACACATATCAAAAAATGATTGATTTCACTAATGGTATAGGTGACTATTGGATGAAGTTAGTTGAACAAATGATACCCGCCAGTACTATATGGATGGGAGGTCAAAAAATGGAAAACAACGTCTTACAAAGACAAAAAGTTGTTTGGAGAAGACAAAGAGGTTGTGAATTAGTACCTATTCCATGTATACCATGTACGTTTACAGGGCAACTATTAGGTGCTGACTGTGTAACACAAACATTAAGTTGTAATATAGGTTTGTCTAACCCACAAAATACACTCACAAACAGTATTAGTAATGCGATTTTAAGTGAAGGGTATATTATTTCTGATTGTGTGTTAAATACATTACAAAGTCTTTGGTATGTCGATATAAGATTAAGTGGTTCGTTATTAAGAAAAGACCTTTTTTATACGGGATATGGAGGAGGAGACTACCCATCAAGTCAAGAATGGTTAGATGCGGTAGAAAGTTCACTAAATAACCTTTATGAAAATGGATTAAATTATAGTATTAATGGTACTAACATAACAGTATCAAATATAGGGTGTAATAATGACTTTACTGGTGAATCTTTACAAATAAATGCGGGTGTCAATATAAATATAAATTGTGAAGGATGAGTTTAATAACTTACATATTAGAAAGTTGTGACGGCACTCTAAGATATAGGGTTAACTTTACAGGTGCGACTTATTTAGATGTTGGTGAGACATGGAATGTGGAGTGTGACGGAATACCTAATGGGTGTTATAATGTTTTAGAAAATACAGGTGAGATACTTGACGAATATAATGGTGACGAATGTTTATTTGTTGAATTTGAAAATTGTGAAGATTGTGAAAGTAGCGTAGATAGTCTATCTGCGGGACCAACTACCGAACCTTGTTATATATGGTCACCTTGTAATGGTGGTTCTGCAATATACGTACCGACTGCGTATGATAATTATGATTACATTGATTATAATAATACTTGTTACAACAATACCTATAGTGTGGTATCTGCCTCACCGACAACCCCAAGTGTCGGAGCCACACAATGGAGGCCGAGCTGTGAAATTTGTAACGACTATATTGGTGT